ACTGAAATATATATTTCTCACTAGTCAAAGGTACATATCCGGCTGTAAATGTGCCTACTACAGCTAATTTAAGATCAGACTCTGATGAAAATGACCCTTGTAATACTGCATTATTATTATCAATAACTTCTAAAACATCATATTCTATGATATTGTTAACTGCATTCGTAAATGTTATTCTACTTGGATGATTAGGCTGTCCTCTAATTATTGATAACAATTCACCATCATTAGATGTACATACTAAATTACCTTTACTATCTATTGAAAATGTACCTGTTTCCTCTGTTGTTGTTTGATATGCAATTTTAACCCAATACCAGTTACTGTCAGCCGGTATTGCTAAATTAGTTATAGCCGGGTTTGATATTAATTTACCAACACTATTTATAGCTCTTATTGCATTTATTTTAACAGTTAAACCTGTATCCTCTTGAATTAAACCATTTGAGAAAACCTCATTGTTTTTTCTTATTAAACCAAATGTATTAGAGTTTAATAACAACATAGATCTAAATCCATCGGTATCAACAAATTTTTTAAAACGGTTAAGTTCTTGCTGCTCTAAAAATTGATTTGGACTTATTTTTATTTCTGACATGGTTTATATTTATTTTATAAAGATAATAATTATCTATCTATTAATTTCAGTTGGTATAAAATTATTTTGCAATATAGTGTTGTATGGTATTAATAAATGCTTTGTGTCTTTATTAATATTAGATTCTGAAATGTTTTTATTGTTGTTTGTATTCCATATTTCAAGAATGTTTGTCGATTGAACAAAACCTTTACTATATTTAGTTGATAAAGGTTGAACTCTCATTGAATGTAAATATAAATTATTCACACTACCTAAAGTATTTACATAATTAATATATGGGTCTATTTTTACAACATCATCCTGAAGTATCAAATTAGCACCGAGACCTAGTGATGTCGTATAATTTATTTCTACTTCCTGTGTTGTTAGAACTTGCCAGAAGTCCCAGAAATATGGACTTAAAGAACTTGTAACCCCAGGTGTTGAATCTATAACACCATCATTTAAAATAGATCCATTTACAGGAACCTGTCTTTTTGATTTATATGAAGACCCTAAATAAGTAACAACTGTATTTTCATCATAAGATTTTAAAGGGTCATACACATTGTAATTATTTTTATTAAATAAGATACCTCTCACAAAATAATATTTATCAGGCTGATTTAATGTGATATTATTTAAAAATACACTACTGATAACATAACTATCGTTTCTTCTAAGTTGTATTACATTATCATTTTTATCATAAGCAACCACACCGAACTTTATTTTTATATCTGTATCAAATGAACATTTTACAAAGAATGATATTTCATAATCTAAGTTAGGATTTATAACTATACGCCTGTCACCACCACCAATCCCGACTGATTGACCAACACCTGGAGGTCTTATTATAACAGCATCAAGATCACTATTTGTGGATATAGATGTACTTATAGAATTACTTATAGAATTACTCTTAGAGTCATCATAAAGAGATATATATGGGTATGATGAGTCTGTTAAGTTTAAATCATTTTGAAGATTTACAATATCAGCAACATAATCTATATAATATTTATTAACACCAAGCACACCTTGTAATCCTTTATACATGGGACTTGAATTCCCTATATTCCAACCTATATGTTCGTTTCTATTTAAATTTCTTATAAACTCATCTCTATTGTCAAAACAGATCATTCTCATGTATTCACCATCAACTTGCTTAGATCCGGTTACAGATGTGTCAGTTGCTTTCTGTTCGAAAACTTGCCTGGTCCCTCTTTGTCTTATTTCATCATAATGAAACTCCATTAGATACATAAGATCAATATAACTAATATCATCACATACAATTAAACCTCTCTGTTTTACATATTCTAATAACAAATCTCTATTTTGATAATAAAATTGAAATTGTCTTGCTAAACAAACATACAGTGCAAAGTAATGTGTTACGGCCCTCCAGAAGTCTATAAAATCTCTATCTGTTGTATTATCACCTGATAAACCTCTTTCTATGTAGTTAGGGATTATACCTTTATTATATAGCTTATCTAATACATTTACACTCCATGCTATTGAACATATATTATTGAAATTAAAATAATTTACAAAGTTACTTGCTGAATAAGCAGGTCCATTTGATGGTGTTATAAAATCACCTATTAAAGTTACTGAATCAAATTCAAGATCACCGGATGGGTCTGTACCAACTCTTTCATATTTATACTCAGCATAAAATGTATCATTAACCTGAACCTGAACATTTGATACATTAGTATTTGTTAATGCTATGAATGCTGACCAGTTAATACCATCAACAGAATACCTAAATGTTTTATCAAATACTTTATTTGTTGATTCACCAACTACAACATCTATAAAACTAAATAGAGCAACTAGTCCTATTAATGGAGTTTCAGTTTGAATATAAATAACATCACCAATCTCAGTACTTCTATTCTCTATGATCATTATTTATGGTATAAGATATTTTAAACCTTCAATTATAATTAATACTGCAGTACCACCAATCCCCATATGAGTTATAGTTTTTTCATACCACTTTTTTTCAGGTTTAAATTGATAGTTTTTAATATTAGTTGTCTTCATCAAATAGTTACTATGATTTATATCTACAGCATAATCATATTTCATAAATCCAACTTTCTTCCTTCCAAAAACTAAAGCAATACTATCTTTTATATTTAAACTGTCTACTGTATTATAATCCTTAGCTATTGTCATAACTAAATTATAAGTACTATCAGAGCCATGTCTTGTTTTAAAAGGTTTAAAGTCACATGGTATTATAGTTTGATTTTTTGCAGTATCACCAAATGTATTAAATTCATTTGTAATGTAAGTTACATTACTCACAGATTTAAAATTCTTGAGTATTAATTTTACATTCTCACTTATACTAGCAGCTAATTCTCTCAATTGTTTTTCTGAGTTTAATTTTAAAGCAGTATTTGTATAAATTAAGGCACCGTTTTTTAATTTTTCTATTTTAGCAGAGTCTTTATAACTTGTAATATCTGATATTAATTTATCCTCAGATTTTCTATTACAACCCTCTCTAACAACTAGTATTAAAGCTAAAATTATGATGGTGCTGTATAATATATAATTTTTTAAAGAATTCATTAATCTACTTTTGGGTTTTCATTTGGATTATTAACTGTAAGAGATGCAACTATTGCACTGGCTGCACCTATAGCTATAAGATAACCACCTAACTGGTTAGGCAAGAAACTCATTTGAGTTGGATATTCAACTTGAGCTGCAATTAAAGCTACCCCTGTTGCACCGCAAGCCACCATAATTACCCTTAATTTCTTAAAGAAAGTTGGACCTTCAGCCATTAATCTGTTCCAAATATTTGCTATTGTTATATATTTCTTTTTCATATTAAGGATTTATATGTTGTGATTCGATTATAGTACCTGTAAATAGATCTCCATATAAAGATACAGATTTTCTTATTAATGGCAAAATTGGTTGAAAATCAAGTTCTGCCCAACCCATACATCCTAATGACCAGTTATTTATTAAACCACTCCCTCTTTTCCCTGGTTGACTCATTATATGCCAATGAGTACCAAATATTCTACCTATTTGACGTTTAATTTTATCAATCCATGTGTCCTTATTCCCATCCCTCCAATAGTTCACTTTTCCCACTTGTCTAAAATAAGGGTAATGAGAAAATTCTTTAATTGTATCTCTAAACTGCCATCCTGATAACACCTGCTGTGGACTTTCAATAACCGCTGTACCAATTACACCTTCAACCGTTACTGGGCTAAATAGTGAGCCGGTAAGTCCCGGTTTGGTTGTTGCTGGTATAGATAGTATTTTCTCATTACCATTAGTCTCAGTCCAACATATATGACAAAGATCTGTAAATTTATTTGTTGCTTCAAAAGATGTTCTCTCCCAAACTACATTTAAAGAGTATGGTGATGTGAACCATTTATAATTCAAAGCTTGAACAGCTGATTTTATTTGACTATAAGTTCTCATAATTAAGATAATAAAGTTTTTAAATCAATTAATTTTTTTCTCTGATACTCTGGTAGTCTAACAGGTAACATACACACCTGTGGGTATTTTTCAGGCTCATCATGACCATTATTTGTATTTGTATTAGTTGATACTTTATTCCTGTTAATACTCATAGTATCTGATCTGAAACTCCTTCTCTGAACAAACTTCCTAGCTTCTATCAAATCAATTCTATTGTTAATTTTCATTATCTCAATAGTATATTTATACACTATCTCTTTTCTTAAATCTTCTTGACTAGTCTTTAAATCACTCATATTCGTTTCAAATCTCCATACACCACCAGCAAATGCTAATACTAATACAGTTATCTTTAAAGCTAAAGGTAGTTTAATAGTTGTTTTATCAAGGTCGAGAAGTGCCATAGTTTTTATATTGATATTTTATTTTAGTACTTACCTGCATTTATTTGCTTAAACTTACCTAAATAATCTTTAGTAAATTCTATAAAATCACCACTAGTACCATCTAAAACTGCATCTACACCACCTTCGCAAAGTATGAATAATGGGTTATGTACAAAAGTTACCATTAATCCTGATTCTATTTGAAATATACCTGGGATGGGTATAGTTGTCATATTTGTAATTGTTTCAGTGGTATTTATAGAACTTAATATTACTTCTTTTTGAAAGTCGGCATAAGGGACTATTAAATTAGATACTCCTGATATTTTATATGTAAAGACACCTCCTCCATTACTAACTTGATTATTTATACAGCTTTCTATATCATCTAATAAATTTGATATCTCCTTTGTGTTATTACTTATTCTACCTGTGATATGATTATTATAAACTATACTGGTATTATTAGCTATTTCATTAGCTGTAAAATTATTACTAATTCTTGAACCACTTACTAGTGCTTTATTGCTCATTATAAAACCATTACAATTATTAGATATACCTAATGGTTGATAATTTTCTGAAAAATAAGCATCACCAATCCTACCTGCTGTAAAGTTCCAGTCGGTAATATCACATGGGTTATAATCAACACCCCAATTACCCTTCTCATAAAACTCTATACCTACCACATTACCAGCACCATCCCATTGTTTTTCAAACCAATCATTATCAAAATCATATATTATAGAAAATTGCTTATCTATATAATGCTCTACTTTTGTTTCTTTATTAATAGGTGTCCAATTAATTAGATCTAATGATACATCATCTAAAGCTGTACCAATTACACCGGTAGTATTCCCCCAAAATTTACCACCCCATATAGCTCTATTAGTAGCTGAAACACTTTTGGATATATGCCAAACCCCTATGTTGTCATAATATGAATCTACAATTCCTTCATAAAAAACAGGACAACTCATAATTCTCACAGCTTCTTTACTTAAGGTATTAATAGTTAAAGCTCTTATATATACTATACCTCTATCATCACCTTTAAATGTTAAATTTTTAATACCAACTGTACCGCCAGATTGGTAATTATATCTATCTGTTATTTTATAAGTAACTCCAGGTAATAATTGATCATCGTATTTTAAATTAAATAATTGCAACCAAGTTACTTCTATCATTAATGTAGCACCTGATAATATAGGATCCCATGTTGAAGTAAGTGTGTTATAATATTTATGAACTTTAACCCCAGAGTTATTATCATACCATAACATAGCTAAGTTAGTTGGTGAGGTTATACCAACCTCAAGAGCCTTTACTAATCCAAGATTTTTTGTTACTAATGTCATTATGTTGTATATATTAAATTACCATCTGTATCAATACTGTAGTTACCTGCATCACCTGTGTTTGTTAATAATATTAATTCACCATCTGAGCTTAATGAATAATCAATATCACTTGGATTATTCTTCATTTGTATGATTAAATCACCCTGCACATATGGAACCATATCTTGAGATCCTGAATTATCAGCCATAACAGCTGATAAAGTATTAGGTAACTCATCAACAAAGTAAGATGTTTTTATAGAAACTGATGTTCCTGATAAAAACAATTCTGTTATTGTTGGTATGGTTTTTAATTCAGGCATTACTTATATATTCCTTAATATTGTTTGTTGATATGAAAAATCAGCTTGTTGTGGGTAATATATAGGATTCAATGTTCCTGATACTGTGTTAATAACACCACCCTGTAAGTTAAGCATTAAAAAACCTCTCAATCTAGGTAGTTTATTTGAATCAGTTGCCATATCAACCTTTGGGTAAAAATACTCATCAGGTACATATTTCATACCCTTTGCATTTTTTACAATAGCAAGTAAATTATCCCACTCTACTTTATCAGTGCCAGAATTAAAATATCTAAAATCTAAGTATTTACTAACCTTTGTTTGAATTTCAATTCTAACATCATCACTAATAGCTGAAGGTTGCAATTCACATCTGAAACTTAAATCAAATGTTTGCCATCCTATATTAACTAACTCAATACCATATGACTGCCTACTATAAGGTCTAAGCTCTGATAATCCGAAGAATTTTTCACCTCTGGTTAATAAAGTATTTAATTCACTAGTATTAAGATCAATACCATTTTGAGTAACAATAGCTATTTTTAGCTGGCCGTTTGCATTAATACCTTGATAAATACATTTTAGTACATTTGTATTTATTTGCATAAATACCTGTTCTATCATTGCAATAGTACCTCTTGCTAGTATATTAGCACCTTCCTTTATCCTTTGTCTAAAGGTTAGATCATCTTCAGCATCTCTACCTCCTGTAGCCTTGTATTCATTTGCACAAAACCTGTGACCTGTTGGTGACGGTGTTATTGTTGTAATTGAAGCAGGTTTAACATTTGATTTAAGACCAACATCTACACTTCTAACCTTTATATAATCAAATTGATTAACACCTAATGTTGTTGATTCTTCTATTTCAAATACAATACCATCTACAGATGTGAATGTATTAGAACCTGCAATATATTGTGTACCAACATCACCAACCACTCTTACATATGTAGATGATTGACTAGCTCCAAACCTACCTGAAACACCATTATCTTGAGCCACCTGATCCAATTGACTACCAAAAGCTGTATCAGGGTATAGTGTACCAAGAGCTAATATAATGTCTTTTTCTGCTTTCCCAGATGTTTTACCAATACCATAAGAAATTCCATTTAATACTGAATTATCAGTTATTTTACTAACCTTATTAGTTTTATTTAGAAGTGTTTCAACAAATAATTGTTTACGTTCTTCACTAGTTGAGGGAGTTATATTTAATGACAAAGTAGTATTGTTTATTTTGTAAAAATAATAAAAAAAAATCAGATTCTATGCTGTTAATGAAATATTTTCAATATCACCAAGTCTTGATTCTATTTGAAATTCAATAGACACTGAATCCTGAACTCTATTGATATTTATTATAGTAAAGGCCTTTATTGTATCATCAGCTTTAAATAGAGCTGTTATTTGTCTAAATAAAACAGGGTATGTTAGTGAATTTACATTACTACCAACAATTAATGTAGGTTCTATACCTTGCTTAAAGAATTCAGGATTGTCATACTGTCTTAGATTTATAAGAATATATGCATTTTGGTAAAATGTCTCTTTAGGTGTTAATGCTAATAGATCATTATCTACAAATTGTAATTTTTTATTTAAATCTAATCCTAGAATCCTATCACCTATTGGATTGTCAACTATGGAAGATATTCTAAAATTATTGAATGTATAATCGAAATTAGCTTTTATTAAAAACCCAGCTTCTGGTGTATAATCCTCTTCTCTCAAATCATTTTTTATAGCTAATGAGGACCAGGTGTTCAACCAATCTTCACTACCTAAAACATCCCTCTCAATTGATTCAAGTGTTTGTCCTTGTTTAAATGGTATATCAACTTCAGGATTTGGATTGAAATTACCTTTAGATATAGTACTCCTTAGCCATTTTGAAGTATTATCAATAAGTTGTAATGAGCTATCTATTTTTTCTATCTGATCAATTAATAACCACCATTTATAATTAGAGAAAGTATTTTTATTTAATGAAAATATAGAAAAAATATTTTCAATATCCTCTTTTAAGTTTTTAAGGTTATTGAATGATGTATTATTTAAGGAATTTATATCACCTGAATAATAGCTTATTATATTGCTATAATCTTTATCTATAAATGATTTAAAATTTATAAAAAAAAATGTTAATGGATATTGAGTTATTAATTCAAATTCATTAATTGTTTCTATATTTAATTTGTCATCTGCCATTTTAAGGTATTAAAGATCCAATAGAATTGCCTATACTATTTACAGAACCCTGTAAAAAACTCTTTGCAGACATAGCTCCGGTTAATGATCTCTTATCTTTCTTAACAATATCTTCTATTCTACATAATGATTTTAAAGTTAAACTATAATTCCATATCATATTAGAATCTTGATTCATTGATGGTGTTAGTTCTGTGAACTTAACTAAATAATTATGACCTAATGCTAGATTGTAGAAATACAAACTATATGGTTGACCCTTACTGTCTAATTTGTTTGATTTATCTAGAATCCTTTCCATTTCCCTATAACAACCGTAACCTGTTTTAAAACTTTTACTAAAAGTAGAGGTTAGTTTTGGTTTAAATCCAATAGCTGAAAAATTCACTAATAAACTACCTGCTAGGAATTTGAACTTCCTACCAAAACTACCTTGTATATTAATTGTTGTTGGTGCAAATGTAGTTGTATTTAAAGTAGTCACACCACCTGCAGTTTTTCTTATAGATTGGATAGGTATATTTGGCTCTGATATACTATTTGGATTTATAGGGAATATAAAGTAATCTTCAGTTACATCATCACCGTTTGTCAGTTCAAATGCAAATATATATAGCTCAAAATCATCAGGGAATAAAGCATTAAGAGCCCTCTTTCCTAGAGACCTACTTAATAATTGAAACCTCCTAACATTTGACTCTAATGACATAGAAATAGATTTTCAGTAAAGATAAGTAAAAAAACTCTAGTCTTTATAATAAATCAAAGAAACCTCTTTGTTTAAGTCAACTATTGCTAATTCATTATCATTAACAGTCATTTCAAAAACAACACCGTTTTTCATTAATAAGTAAACACCTTCTTTCTCACTGTGTATATAGTATGTATTATTATCAACAACCACTTTATCAGTAGTTATAACAGCATGAAAATCACTCTTTACAACATACTCATTATTAACCTCAACTAGGTTGTATTTTAAATCCTGTGCTTTTAAATTTACAGTTATAAATAAGGTGATTATAAATAATAATACTTTCATGATGTAAAAATAAGATATTTATTTAACATAAACAACATTTATTTTAATTTTTTTTAATAATTATTATTGCCATGGTATTGATGCACCTGTGGAGTTATTTGTAGCTATTCCACCTTTAAAGTATGTATCAATCAAATTAATCATCAAATCTAAGCACTCCTTATTAGAACCGCCACTTTTCCCCTTTGAAATTACTGATTTGAATGATAATGGACTTGAACTTGGTGCTCCTGTAAATGATGGATTCATACCAAGGCCTAGAGCAGTAGCATATGCAGTTATACCTGTTTCTAATGCACTTAATGCATTTTTCTCCACTGTAGGTTTGGTGTTGAAAGTTATTTTTTTTGATTTTAAAAATGAGGAATAGTCAGTTAATGTTTTTATATTATTTTTAAGCCATATTTGATCACAAGTTGAATGATTTAATTCAAAAACCTTTTTAAAGTCATTTACTGTTGAAACTACAGGTGTTTTATCAAATATATTACCATCATACTGAGCCTGTGTTTTATCAATCATATTATTTATATAATCAGGAGATAATTTTTTATCTATAAAATCCTTTTTAAATATACCTGGTTCTTTGTGTTGAATTACATCTCTAATATGATAATGATTACCAATTAACTGGGGATATGCAATATAAACACCACCTGCAGTACTGGGTTGTGTTATATACTTTAACTTTGAATACACCAGCTCCCACCCAGGATTCTCCCCCTCATATATCCTAAACTCCTCTATAGGATAGTATCTTATAGTATCATCACCTATAATACCATCAACCTGTAATTCTATAATAATACCATCCTTATCTAATGGGATGAATTTATATAAATATGGTAACCCTTTAGAGTCTATAGTAACACCATCCGGTAGTAACTTAAATCTACGACTGTTACTTATATCTTTTTCAAATATTTGATTAAATCTTTTTTGATTATATCTAATATCATCTTCAGTTAATGCTAATGTTGGTTTTAATTTATTATAAGTAACCCTTATATTATTTAATATTGTAAATATTTCGGATTTATCTAATAAAGGATTTGATTTATAACCTACAACATCTCTAAGGTAGGAATTAAAAACTCTCATTCTAATTTCAGGACTTCTGTAATATATTGTAAATGGAAATGGATTTGGATTTTCTTGAGGTGGTTCTGTGACATTATTCATAATATCCAACAGTACCTTTTTAGCAATAACCCCACTTAATGATAATGGAGTTACAAAACTTTCTATAGAATTTGCATATGAATCTATAGCACCTGCCCATTTATCAGCATTATCTTTTATACTACCTGGAAAGCCTTCAAATAAAGGTGATCCTTGATCAGCAAATACTTGAGCTTTTTGACTTAATATTGTTTTTATTAAAGCCATATTTATTCAGTAAAATTTATTTGTGATTGAAAATCTTCATACCTGGATTTTAAATTTGTTATATCATCGGATATTTGATTTAGCTCCACTGCATTCTTAGGTACAGTAGAATCACCCATAGATGTCCCAACTTGTATTTTAGCACATGCTGCAGCTAAATTACTAACCATATCAGTGAGCTCTTCAAATATACCCTTAAATGTATCTCCTAATACAATTGACTCATTACCCTCACCTATTGTGAATTTTGATGAGGGTGATATATTCACACCATCTGAATTTACTGACATCTCATTACCAAACTCATCAGAATAATTAAAACCAACCCCCTTTTCATACGTTATCTCAGTTATACTATCATCTATTGACTTGTCTTTTATAATTAAAGATATTTTATTAGATCCGGTAACGGTAAAATCAGGAGTTTCTATATCAACATTTCCAGATACTTTTATTTTAAGTTTAGATGTCTTTTTTTTATTTGTTGATACTATATAAATATCACCACCGCCTTCAACAGATGAGTTTGATGTTATTATCACCGATCCATTTTGAGCATCAACTAAAACTTCACTTATAAAATCCTTAGTTGACTTACTTAAAGATCCTTTATTTTTATTAAAATTAACAAATTCGTTAGTCTTTGATAAACAACCTATGATTATAGGCATCTGCTTTCTTGGTTGGTTTATCCAAACTAACATACTACCTTTTTCATTAAACTTATTAGGAAATTCTATTTCACTTAAAGATGATTTGGTGATCAATACATTATCAATAACACCACCATTTTCTAACAAAAGTGATATAGTATTTGTCCTGAAACATTTTTCTATAAACTTTCTTTTATCTACACCACTAGGTATAACTATATACCCAATACCTGCATTATCTTTTATACCTGGAACCGGTCTTGTTGATGTATACTTTGTCATTATCTTTCAAATAAATTTATACCTGTATTAGCAATTTCTTTATTATCCTTAGCAAATTGAAGTTTCTTTAGAAAGAAATTAAAAACCTGCTTATTAACATGCCAATTTGAAGTAGATGCTTTACTAAAATCTGAGTATGATGCTTTATCATTATTGAAAATACTTTCATCAATAAATAAATTACATATATTAAAATATGATATGTTCACCTTAGCACCTCTAGGTCTACTTGACTGGCTACTTGGTATATCTACTGTATTATAATCTAATGATGGTTTATTAATTACTGAACTTGATTCACCTGTATAAAAATCAACCCCTTTTATAAACCTCTCAACCATACCTCTAGATACTTGAATAGTTGTTGTTCTATTTATAGAGTCATTGTCAATAGAAAAATCTTGAGATACAGAATCAACATAAAATATTTCATCCGTACCTTTAAGTCTTACATAATTACCTCTCTTAATACGTCTTTCACCATTTAATGTCATAGTACCCTGTCTTGTAAACGGTAAATGAGCATGTGACTCTATCATATACTTTAAATCATAAACACCTTGCTTTATAAAGTATGCAGTTTGATACTTTTTATTTTTATCTACAATAGGTGAATATGGTATATATGATGTTGTAAGATCAAGAGGTTTACTACCAAATATATCAGCATACTCTTCAAAATATATTGCCTTTAAATAAGCAAATGCCATATCTGATGATGATCCTGATGTCAAGTTATTTAATTGCAATTTGTACCACGAATAAGCTTCAGTTGAATATTTTAACGAATCAGAAATAACATCAGATTCTTCAATATCTATTATCAAGTTTTGACTTATAACAGTTGATGAGTCCACGTTTGAAGGTAAGCTACCAAATTTATCACTATCAAGAACTCCTGAATTACTATTTATATAATTTAATTTTTCGTAAACAGCTCTACCTTCTAAAACAGATAATACACTTTTAAAATCAAATGGTTTTTTTCTAGCAATGAAATAGAATTGAGATCCATATGTATCTGTATAAAATTCACAAAATGGATCTTGACATATTTTTCTAAATGCATTCAATATTGAACCATTCTCATTACCAATACTTGGGTCAGTTAATCTTCTATCTTTAACACTATCATCAACTATTAATTTTATTATCTGCCAGATACCGGTTAATAATGGAGGTGTTGATGGTTTACCTGATGAATCAGTAAGACCCATTTCATTTATAACTAAATTGTTAACATCATCAAAAACCTCCTTCTCTGTACTAGTTAAATCAGACAATATTTTAGTCAATGTAACAAGATTTATAGATGCACCTCTTGCTTTTACACCTTTATATGTTAATTTTAATAAATTAACATCACTTATTTTAAACAACCCTTTTATATTTGGAGGTGTGTTTTTTAAATAACTATCTATCTCTGATATTATAGAACTTATAGATGTTTTACTTAAATAATTTTTATTCTGTTTTAAAGATACTGGTTCTTTACTATATTTTAACTTTTTGAATGAATTTAAATTTGATAATTTCAATTTATCTTTATCAGCTTTCTTATATAGAGTTTCTAATTGGCTTGTAATTATTGTAGACTTTAAAACTCTTGATTTATTACCCAACCAAACCCTATTTGGCTTTACAAAAGTATCCATAAGACTCTCTGGTAATACATTATCTATATCTCTATTAATACTAGTATACCATGATTTTATTAACTGATTCTCTATTACTATTTCACTATTCAATATCTTGTCAGATATAAACTGCTTTATAGTATCAAATACCTCATCTGGATTCCCTCTTTGTATTTCATTTACTTTTATTATACGCTGTATCTTGTCAATTATACTATCTTTCAAATCATCTCTTTTATTTTTCTGCTCAAAATTTAATTGATCACCAATAGGGAATGCTCTTGATCTTTTATCCACAGTAACAGGTGAATTCCTATTTATTTTAGCATTTGAATACCCTGCAAACAAACTACTGGGACATATATCTATAGTACCTAAATTGTTTATTATAAATTTTAAACTTCTATCTATTGTTTTATTTGCAGCTTGAAATCTTGATAAATATTCACCTCTAGAACCAAATCTAGCTAATCTTGAATTAGCTGCACCTGTGTTTGAAAATACACCACTAGCTGTAAATTCTGATGGGTAAAAATAAACACCATCCTCTATTATCAATTTTACAAGATCTCTTCCTGATACTGTAATACCAACATCAGCTGATGCATGATCACTAGTATTGTCAATATCATCAACTAAACCTATCATATCAAAAATCTGATCAGGTAAATCATTTAAAGATATCATTTCTAATTCATCAAAATTCCCTCTATCATCCTCCAATTCTAATTTTTCAAATTTAATAAATATAACATCATTATATTGTATTGCTTTTTCGAAAAACATACGACTTCTTTTAATTGCACCACCTTCTACTTCATAGTGTGTATGTCCTTGATTTATATAATCACTCTCTTTTGTAAATGATGATTTATGAGTACCTTCTTTTATACTCCACCCTGATTCATTTATATCAGAAGTTATTGATGCTAAATTTATACTGAAGTTACCACCATTCTCTGCAACATTTGTATTTACAGATGTTAAGTATGGTGTTATATTTATTATTTTATGATCATAATCAGTAGACCCATCTTTTAATGGTTGTATGTCTACAATAGATAAAGCTCTACTCCATACCCAAACTGATATATGTGGGAATAATTCTTGAACAGTACCTGTGAAGCTTTCTGATTTGTAATCTGATATTTTTTTATACCCTTTATCACTTAACAACTCAACTAGATGTTTAGCTAAAAAACAATCATAATCAACTGTATTTATAGTTTGATTTGTTTCAGTTGACAGTACACCTCTATCCATTTTATCTAATGGTATAGATAGTGATGTCCCAACTTTTATAGGTAGATCAAAATATGTTGAATTATCTATTACTATAGGTTCTTGTGTTATAGTTATTGGGGATTGAGTAAGTTCGATCCCTTTTGATTTTAAATATTGTTTCTGGTTGACTCTAAAATAATAGGCTGCATCAAAATGAACCGGGTCAGGATTTACATTTTTAAATCTACCACCCCACTGTAATTTTAACTCATCTGCTATTTTTATAACCTTAGTTCTAACCCAAACCTTATTACTTGATTTCTTATTAACTATTGAAAATGGTGGGTTTTTATTCACTAAAGAAAGGTCCACTGCAAGACCTATCAAATGATAAGAAAATTCTGAAGCACTATCACCGGAAGCTATATATTTTCTCTGTTGAGCTGCTGTTCTTATAGAATTATTAATAATTACAGTATAATCAGTTTCAGTTTCTACTCTATATAGGAATTTAGTAAATAATGCCTTAACATCATCATTATATAGTTTTGATATAAATGAAGCATTAGCCGGTGATGGTTTATAACCTAAATAAGATATCTCAGATGGACTTTTCAATAACACCTCTAAATCCGTTGATCTTATTGGCAATATATTATTAGATGCATCAGTAGCTGAATTTTCTACAGGTGTTGATTTTAATACACCATCATTGTTGTTTGATGTTGTATTATTTTCAACTTGGTTTGGTTTTGTACTCCTAACTTTTATCAATAAATCTTCAAACTCATCAAGCTCTTCAGGTGTGTATAAACTTACTACTTTATCAATATTAGAACTATTATTTTCATCCTGATATATTAATAATTGAGCAATATCCAACCCAACACCTAATGAATCTGACTCACTTACAAATTCACCCATACTTTGTATATGTGGTGTGTTGTGTGAATATATATAATAATCCTCTTTTTTATTTGACATAATTATTTACTTGAATTATTCTTCTGTTTCGCCATTAGTTTGGTAAAATTTACCATTTGGACCTATTTTTAATATATGTCCCGGTTTTAAGTTAGGTGGTTTTACACCTGGGCTATGTATTTTTGAAGTGGTGCCTGAAACACCTGTAGATGATCCAAGTTGAATCCCTAATGATTTGACAATAGTTTTGAATTCACTAACTGCTGATTCAAATGTTAATGTTGACACTTTCCACATACCTGCACTTGCACTTATTGAAAATGCATTATCTGTCTCAGCTTTTTCTCTATCCCTTTGAGATGTTGCAGATTCAGCTCTACCAGATATACCTAATACTTTTTCCAAGTCACCTTTACCTCCAACTGCCAACTTATCAAACATTTCAGGATTTTTTTCAAAAGCCTCTACTAATTTTCTTGATGTTGATGCACCTAGTCCAAGATTTTGATTAACACCTAACATTAACTGTTCACCACCTCCTGTTTCTCTTCTTAATTGCTTTAGTATCCCACCTAAATAACCTTTACTACCTATACCTTTTTCCTGCTCCTCTAGCATCTGAAAATAACTACCACCTGGATTTATACCACTTAAAACACCAAAACCTCTTGATTTTTGATAATCGGTCCCAGGTGATGTTAAAGATTGATTAATACTCATCATTCTAGCTGCAGCTTGCTCTGGGTTACTAAATGAGCCACCTATACTTCTTAATGCTCCTACAATACCTGCATTTGCTCTAGGATCTACATTTTCAGTTTGATTTGCTAGTTGATTTGTTAGTTGGGATGTTTGTTGCAATATCTCAGCAAATTTGGTTTGATCCTTTCTTAATTCTGGATTAGCAGCTAAAACATCTGATGCTATTTGCATTATATCAGCTGAAGACCTTGTTGTTCTAAGATCTTTTACTATTTGAGTTATAACATCTTGAGATAAACCTAAACCTCTTTGCATTGTTAATGCATTACCTGCCTGATTTGCGCCTGATCTATTCCCAGCTGAAGTTATTAATCCTTCAATCATACTTAAAGATTCTCTGGTTGAATAACCTAGATTAGTCTTATTAGTTAATCCCCTAATTTCACCACCGGTCTTCGCACCAAGTTCAAGTTCTTTTGTTTGTATAGCTAATTGTTCTTCAAAATTACGACCTGAAGAACCACTTAATAAACCACCCACCAATGGTATTCCACCTAATAAAGTATTTACCCCTTCTTCTCCTGATTGAGCGCCTGTAAGTTGGCTTAATGACTTTATTACTTGAGAAACTACATTACCTAATAAGGTTCCTAAAAACACCTCACCGGTTACTGATTTATCTTTCTTCCCTTTTCCATCCCCACTACCGCCTTCATTCTCACAACAACAACAATTACAACAACACTCCTCTCTATCTTTATAATCATGACTTTCTGGAGGAGAATCTGAGCCTTTAGTAGAGCGACCTTTTCCACCGCTTACCCAGGAAAAACCTTGCTCTTTATCTCTTTCAACACTACTTTGATATTCATGTCTTTGTTCAGCTTCAGCTTTTGCTGAAGCTGTTGTTTGTTTCTTAGCTTCTTCATGAATCTTTTTTAGAAAATCTAAAACAGCAGCACTATCTGTTAACTCAGATCTAATTCTCTTTGAATTTTGTGCATACCTTTCTTTTTCAGCCGGATTTTTAGATGTCCAATATAATTCACCTTGTTCTTGAAAAATTTTCTCACCTTGCTTAGATTCAAGTTTAGCTTTTTTTTCTAAAGCTTTTATTTGAGCATTAATATACCCTGTTTGTTCTCTTAGAGTGTCAGAATATTTCTTTGCTCCAGATAGTATTTCACTATAGATCTGTTTAGCTTTCTGACTAACATTGTCTTGTGCAGAAAATATGACTTTTTTTTCACTTGACATAGTTATTCTTGAGTTGGGAATTTAAAATTTTTCAAAAGCTTATCTTCTTCTTCAGAAGATATAATTCTTTCTTTTAATATAGAACCGGTTTTTAAATACTCCTCTTTATTCTTTAAATTTTCTATATGCTCCGATTTTATTTTTTCAATAAGTTTATCCTCAGTTATATCTAAATAAATGTCAATTGGACTTATCTCTAAATGAGCTTTTGAATGAAAAGGTATTTTATATTTACTTCTCCAAAGTCTATCATAAGGATATTTTATATTCCACTCTTTTAAAAAATATTCAATATCACTATGAGATAATTTATCAACAGGAAAATTATCATCAATTAACCGTTTCTTCTGCATCATCTTCTGCATTTAAGACAAACTCCCATTCTGCTATCCAAGGTAAAATATCTTTAACATAAACTTTTAATATTTTTTTACTTTCAATCATCTCTAAATCTGAAAAACTATCAACATTTAAATCAGCTTTAATTTTAGGACAACATACACTAAGGAAAGCTATCATATCAACTGTATATCTTGCCATTTGAGATGGAACAGTTCCTCCTTCAGTCATTGAAGTATATGTGTCTCTTGTTAAACGAGATTTCATAGCTTCTACTTCTACAAATTGTCCAACTTTAGGGTAATTAATTACATAATCATTTTCACCTATCGTAATCTCTATTCGTTTTTTTGGTAATACCTTACTCATACTTTTTATTTTTTAAATGATTAATATTTAGATTATAAAGATAATAAAAAAAGAGAAACTTATTATATAAATTTCTCTCTTTAATAAAAAAAATATTTTAAGATTAAATATCTCTAACAATAGGGTCTAAATACATGAAGGTTTGATCATGTCCTGAAACATTACCTTCATCAATATTAATACTGTCAGATTCAATTAAGCACCTACCTATAATAGCATAAGGTTGTACTTTAGGTACTATTAATCCAGTTGGACCTAATATATCTTTTATTTTTTTATAAATATCTAATTGTACACCTTGAGTACTTAATACTAAATCATCTTCAAAGTTAGTTTGAGGATTACCTGTTGCAATTTGTGATGCAGCATTACCAATACCAACATCCCTTCTTATAGCATTAGGTATACCTGTTTTTTCAAAACTAATTTCGAAAAAAGAGCACGATACAGTACCGGCCCATTCAACAACAGGTGCTTCTTTTGTTAATATACTACCTAAACCCCTTACAGGAATACGTCTAGTAGATTCACTTATCTTTACTGAGCGCATCAAGCCTACTGGTATACCATTTACTTTGATGATGGCGATGGCGCCTGTTAATACTGGTTCGTTTGACATTGTTATATATTTATATTTTTAAACCGTTTCTAAATAATAATCTTAAACACCTATAATTAATCCTGTGAAGAATAAGAAGCTTATTTCACTATTAGGTACAAATTTATAGTTGATAAAATAACCATCCTGTTGTCTTGTAACAACTATATCTTGGAATGATAAAATTAAATTATCATTATCTATAGTAGCTGTTTTTGATTTCAAATAACCTATTAACCATGCTTTAACATCAACTTCAGATAAGGTGTTTCTATTAACACCATTTGGATCTTTAAGCAAAGTTCTTTTAGATTCAACAATTATTTCTTTATTTAATTGTCTGGCAATACGTTTCATTTGCTTAGAGTGAGTCGTTCCATTGTCATTAACTAAGAATGTATTTTCTTGAAGAGAGTTAACGCCTTTTGTAATATCAAATGAATTACCTTCTAATCTTGTTGTAACTAATCCAGCTTTAAGAGCTTTAGTTATTTCTTTATCATTTAAAGAATGAGTCATTCCATCAAAATCTAAAGTTTTGAATGTAATTGGAACCTGTGGTTCTTGACCTGCCTCTTTTCCTAATACAGCTGCTGCATGGTACATAGCATTATATATTCTCATGCCCTGCTGAGACTGTTTTTTAATAGCACCATGGACTACTGTTACAGAGTCATTATTATAATAAACACATGTTGGTAATGATAATGATTCAAATGTATTTATATCATCACCTGCAGCTACATATAATTCAGGTTTAAATTTAGATGTTTCCACAATGTGTGATAATATCTCATAATTTTGAGCTGATTGAGCATTAGCCCCATATTGATCTGCAAATATAAAATTAATATCTAAATCCGTAACTGCAGTTAAAACATCAGTTAAATATTGAGTTGATACATATGATTCTGTACCACCTGAAGCTAAATTATAGCTACCGTAATTAATTATATCAGCAGCAGCCAATTCACCTGTACCAATAATAACAGGGTCAGACACTAATTTAAAATGCTTATTAAATAAGTAATCAATTTTCATCCATGCTGCTAATTCAGCTGCAGTAGAAAATTCGGGAGATTTGGCAACTACTAAAGGTATTGAATTCGCTTCTGTAATACCGTCAAAAGGTAATCCATTTTGATCAAGACCTTTATAAGTACCTCTATAAAATGTTAATACAAATAAGCTTGGATCAATAGTACCTGCTGACAATTTAGCTGCAAAACCTTTCGTTAAGTTACCTGAAACTAAAGTACCATTACCTATTAAACCCTCATCAGTTACGGCTATAAGAAATTCAGAGAATGTTGATCTTGATACAGATATATCAGCATCAACAAAATGAAATGACATTCTAGCTGCTACAGTAGAAGCTGCTTTTATATAAGATATTTTAGATACACCATTTACACCTAAACCAGCTGGTCTAAATAATGGTTGTGCTAATAACCACCACAAACCACCTTTCGCAAAATCTCTAAAATCAGAAATATTATCAAAATTGTAAATTGAATCTTTACCTTGTGTTAATTCCCCTGCAACACCAGCTCCACCACCGTACCCAGCTCCAGAACCTGTGTCTATAATTAATATGTTACCAAAAGATAATTCTATTGGTGGGTTTTTCATACCTGATTTTATAGAAGAATAAGATCCTGGTATGATAATAGTTTGACCGTTGAAGTTAAAGGTTGTTGCCATTATATGGTATTGAAATATAACCGATGCTTAATAGCTTAATGATTTTGTAAAAATAAGTATTTTTTTTCAATTATTTATATTTTCTTTAATTAAAATTTCATACCACTTTTCTAGTATGTAAGTTTTGGTATTATATTTTTTTTCCAAAAAATCTTTGTTAAGACCTGTTATTTTTTTAAAATTACAAAAATCTGAAGGTGATAATGGTGAAATTTGAAATTCAATAGATATATGCTTTTCTTTACTTTCTCTTAAAATCTCAATTTTTTCTACAGTAACAACCTCTGTAATTTTTTCATTTACAGGTTCTATCTTAGATATATTTTTTTTAGGTATATATACTCTTTTAGCCATATATTAAGTTATAATTGGTGTTACACTAGTGCCTATAATATCTAAAGTGTTAATATTTAATTTAAATAAATCTTGAGCTTCAACATCATACTCATATTCCATACCTATTGATCTTGTAAATATATTAACAGGTATTAATTCTTGATTTATTTGAATATCACCACCACTTAACTTAGGTAGATTCAATCCGGAAACGTTAAAATGCCCATTTAAAGATATTAGTAAATTCTTTACTAAATGATATAATAATATAACTTCATTTGTATTATCACTGGTAATTATTATATTAGTTCTAGATGTAAATCTTCTATTATATACATTTATATATGTACCGGCTACAGTATCATATATTGGCTCACCAAAACCCTCACCATTAGCCATAGAATTATTCTTTTCAGACTCTGATGGTAGTGTTATATGTATTGTTGGTATAGCAGCTCTTTTAGCATTAAAAAACATATTAATATCTAAATGCCTTGGGTTACTAGCATCATTTATTAATAGTGCCACTGACTCTGTAAACAAACTATATCTACCAACTTGATCAGCTCCTAACAATCTATACAATAAACTTTTTGTTGTATCAGCTATATTTAATTGATAATCATCTCTAATGAATGCTATAAGCTTTTTTAGAGAATTATGTATTATTATTTCGGGTATAAGTATCATATATGTATAATTATTCCAATCCGAATGCTGCTAATGCAGAATTTATTGAATCTTGTAATATTTGTTCTTCTTTTATTTCAAAAATACTATAAGCTTTCTCAGCTAAATTTTTTGCCTCTAAACCAGGATGAACCCAACTATCTTCATCTGATTTATCAGAAACTCTTCTAAAACTACCATAGCTTGATTGACCTGTAACTTGATCTTTTTGTTTAAATAAACCTTGGTATATATTGCTCTTATGCTTGTACTCACTAAATGCTTGTGATGTTGGTATGTTTATTATAGCACTTCTAGATGTTGGTATCTGAAATAATTGAGGAACACCGGAACCACTACCTATCTCTTGACCTGATAAACCTTTACTTCTACCTGATGGTTCTATAGATTTGTTCTTTATTAAATTATATACTTGACTTGGCATTATATTAGCAAAACCTGATGTTACTTGAGTTTCAGGTGTACCTACTTTAAAAGGTATTGTTAAATACCAACCACCATCAGCTTTTATATGTTTTTTTGCTGATTTCTCAAAATTCTTTTTCATATCAAAAGGACTAGCCCCTTCTTCAATCATTTGAATTAAAGAATCCTTTGAGTAATCAAGTACTACAGCACCCTTCATTCTCCCCTCATCAACAACTCTTAAATTTTGAGTATATCTAGATCTAGTACTTTTTAATTCAGAATTGGCAGTTGATTCCCATTGTACAGCAAATGCAGCTGTAACCTCTTTTATGGCAAAATCAACAATATCCTCACATTCTTTTTTAGAAATGTTGAATTGACCTAAAATGTCATCCTGATTTATATTTATAGGTATTAACAAATTATTTTTGGTGCATTAAAATCATTATAATTTATAACTCTTGAATTATCTATAATTCTTGAATTATCATAATTTTGTCTATCAAGTACATAATGGGACCTTCTACCTATTGAGTGGACCGGTAAACTAACCACTTCTTCACCTTCACCATTTATATTTACAAATGTTTGAATAGTCTCTCTTGGAGAATCTATTATATGTATTTGAGGACTGTGTTTATATCTTATAGAAATAGACAAGTCCTGCTCTTCTAGTAAAGGATCTATATAATTTAAAGCTGTCAGGAAAACTATTTTATTATCACTATATGTGAAATCAACTCCATATATTAATGATTTTAGTATTTCACCGGTATTTACAAATAAACCTATGAATAAAATTTCCTTTATATTGTAGATTGTATTCCAGTAGTAAATAGAATTATATTTATTTAAAAAAATAGCTTCTGAAAATATAGCAGTACCATCAATAACTGTTATTCTATCCATGAAAGATGTTTCTGTTTCTGATAATGAAGATATTGATGCCGTACCTACATTCTCTTGGGACCATTCTTTGTATTTAGTATTCAAATTCATTGAATGGATAACCATTCTAGTTTCTGTTGGATTTATAAATACCCAGCTTGAACCACCACAATTTTTACAACTTGTCAGTTGGTTCCCATTTCTAGATACACAGGAACATCTTAAAGCCTTTTCATGAATTACTTTATATCCCTTTTCAGATATTAATATATCAAATTTGCTTTTGACAAAATCAGCTCTACTTGTATTTACACCTGAAATTGGTGCAGTTGTTATTGTTGTCATATCAAATAAATATTAAGCTACTCCCCATGAGAAACCTCTATATGTACCCTGAAGTGTTGGAAGCCTTCTTGTAAGATCTTCCCCTAAAGCTTTTACTCTATCACCAAAAGCATTTGCTGAGGCTGAAAGTGATTGTGATAAACCATCAATACTTAAAGATGTACTTGATACACCCGGTATACCTAAAACACTTGCACCTGCTATTGATAATAATGACATTGTAGCTAATTGACCAATAACCATCATAATATCTGCAGGTACTTGATCAAAACCACTAACATAAGTTACTTGCCAATAATTAGGTATCATACCAGCATTCAAATAACCTAAATTTGGTAATAACCCTGCATATATAACTGAATTTACAATAGCCCCTGAATTACCAGCCGGTACTATATAAATTGATCTATGATACTGTATACCATCAGAATCTCTCTTTGCAGATAACCATTCTTTTGGGTATTCTGTTTGTTTTATTGTATTTAAATAACCTTCTAATTTTAGAGGGCATACAACTTGAAATGTAGTTTTCATAAAACCCCAGGTTCTCCAATCATCATTACTAAATGTAAGTGACTCATCATAAACCTTTCTGAATAATTTAAGGGCCAAATAATTCTCAATCTCTTTTTGAGCTGATCTTATATGTAACTCAATATCCTCATCACTAAAACTTAATACTGATTTATTAGATAAAGATCCGGTCATCTTTATACCGTACAAGAAAGAATTTCTTATCTCTTGTGCAGAATAAAGAAGACCGTTATTCTTTGAAAATGGTGCCTTAAAAGTTAATTGCATTTTTTATTTCAACATTTCTTTTGCAAGATAATCGATTTTTTGATCTAATGATTTTAGATTTCTGACAATCTTCTCTGGGTACGGTGTTAATAAGCTATTTATCTCAGACTCATCCAGGCCTTTAAGCATTTTTACATTAGCTTCACTACTTATTTCTTTTTTAGTTTTAAAATCCTCGTCCTTAGCTGGAGATAATTTTATACCAAAATCTTTATCTAAAAGTAAATCAACCTTATCAGAATCAACCTCTATAGAGTTATCATCATCACTAAATGTTACATCACCTACCACTGGTAATGTATACGGTCTACCTAATGTAGATTTATCCCCTGAAAATAATTTTACTTTACTCATTTTTTTTTACTTTTAAATTATTAAACTAAAGATACATTGATTGCATTTAAACCTTTTTTACCATCTTGGGTGTCAAAAGTAACTTCATCTTTTTCAGATATATCTTGATTTAAACCTGTGGCATGCACAAAAATATCTTCTGTGTGATTTTCTGATTTGATAAATCCAAATCCTTTTTCCTTGTTGTAAAATTTTACTACTCCCTTTTCCATACTGTTCTTTTTTTTTAAATTTAAATTTTTAATTATTAGATTATAAAATTAAGTATTATTTTTTGATTTTACAATAGTTTTATATAACAAAAAAAAGGACCTCTATTTCTAGAAGTCCCTTTATATATAAATTTATATAGATTATGCTACATAAGTACGAGCGCAGTTCACATATTTTACAATCTTTTTAGGAGTATATAATTGTGGAGTTGCAAACATAAATGTAATAAATCTACGAGACATAGAGATCACTGCTAAATCTAATTTAGAGATAGGTGCCAATTGTTTGAATGATAATACATCATCAACCATTTCAGTAATGAAAGCTGAATCAGTATCCGGTAAAATACGACCACGATCACGAACAGATAATGCAGCAGCTCCATCATAACCTGCAGCTAATTGTGCTGTAGATATATCGATAATAGGGTAGAACACACCTGTATAAGGTACTCCTGGCTTAGTACGGTAAATTTTATATCCAGTTGCTACTTGAGATCCAGCCGTTGCTGTAAATGTCAAGTCAATTGCATCACCAACTGTTACCGTAATATCAGCTGCACCTAATAAAGTCAAAGCTGATTCACCAAAACGATTTACAGAAGACACTGCATAACGAATAGCTCCAGTTTCATTTGCTTGGAATTTAGAAAGAGAATCAACTGCTAATGCAGGATTAGCTCCAGCTGTAGGTGCAGAAGGTGCTTTAGGGTCAGCCATTTTTTCAGTTAATGCCCACCCACGAGAAGTAGCCATAAACTTGTCTGTCATTAAAGCAACATCACCTAATGTAGTAGAAATAGCTTTAGGAATTGTTCCATAAGTGTATTGCTCTGCACTACCGTTTTGCAAGATACGTTGTTTCTCATAGTAGTCCTTAGACAATGCTGAGATAACAGCTGTAGGTGCAAATAAATCACTTACATTACCGTAATTAGCATCTACTGCTACAGCTCCATCTTCAACATGTGATTGTTTTAAAGATTTACCTCTTAAATCAATAACAACAGTAGAGTTGTGATATGCTTCTAATGAAGTGTATAAATCACCATCAGATACACCGATGTTAGCATGTTGTTTGTATAAACCGTTCCATTCTTGAGGAATGATATCAGAATTACCTTTTGTCATAGCAATATTTGCTTTACGAGTAATCCACATTGCTTTGTTCTCAACTTCCTTAGTCATTGCTTGAACATAAGAACGAACCATTTGTGCTTGCATAGTCACCTCACCAGTGATTTGTAAGTACTTGATTTTTTCTGCACGTCTTACATATTGAGAATCTTCAGTATCAGACAATTCACCTTCATTGTAGAAACCACCTCGGTCAATACCATAAGATTGTAATTGTAAGAATTCTTCTACTGTATTGTAAGCCGTTAATTTAGGCATACGATTCAATAATTTGATATCTTTTTGACGGTATTCCAAAACTTTCAAAGTAGTCTCTAAGCTTTCAGCTTTAAGAGGTTCCATTGTTAATGTTTGGTTAGCTGTGTCACGACCTGTGATAGCACCGGCTTGCATAGCTTTTAATAATTCCATAGCACCATCTTGTTGGCCACCTAAGAATCCTTCTTGAAAATCGTTTAAATTATTCATTTGATTTTATAGTTTTCTGTTTATCCGATTATATTTCCGATTATCAAGAATATATTAAGCTCTTAAAACTTCGATATCCATTGCTTTTAATAAGTTGATTGATTGATCAGTTAAGTCCTTCACCATCTCAATTTCTTGAGCAAAACCAACTAGTCTTTGATCATAATTTTCACCTTTTCTAATACCTGACATCTCAGTCAATCTTTCTTTTAAAGCAATTCTATCATTAACATTATTAATGTTGTATTTCAAAGATGCTTTACCACCTGCAGACTCATCAGACCCAAATTTATCTGAATATGATTTAGATATCATTGATTTAGAACCTACTGATGTCTTTAAAAAAGAATCCATTTTACTAACTAATTCTTCGTTTTTTGCAGTCATTTCTGCATTTTTAGCTAATGAATCTTCTAATGATTTTTGAAGATCACCATTTTCTTCTAAACTGTTTTTTAATACAACCCCTACAGCGGTCATTTTATCATCAAATGCCTTGGTGATAGAGTCAGTATGTGATTTTATTAAATCAGATACTTCAGATTTAGTTAAACCATCATTTTTAACAGAAGCATCTTTACTCATTGCCTTTGTGATTACTTTCTCACCATAACCCTTTTTAACTAATGTAGCTTTTATAGACTCATCATCTTTACTTTCACTACACATAGCTTTATAAATACCATTGGCTTTAGCTACCATTTCTTTTTCATCTTCATCATCTTCATCCTCTTCAGGTTTTTCTGATGTTTCACCTTTTTTAATTACACCTGTTGTAGATGTTGCTAATTCAAGGATTTCGAAAGCTTTTTCTATAGTTTCCTTAGAAACAGTGTTATCTCCTTTGTTCATTGCGTTTGTTGTTTTTTCAATTAATGAATATACCGATTTTGCTTTTTCTATTGTTATTTCAGGAAATTTATCGTAAATTTTTTCGAAAATTTCACTTTTTCTTAATACTACTATAGTACCACTGTTATCTTCATCATTAGCATGATTTATAGCAGTTGTAGTTTCATCATCATAAGTAGAATCATTATCATTGGTATATCCTTTTTGAATAAAGTCAACCCAGGTATCACCGTTAACAGGTACAGGACATATAGCAACTCCAGTTATTTTACTTTTTAATATCTTACCATATAATGGGTGATTTTTATCATCAGAACCTCTTTTAGTTACTTTACCTTCTACAGATAAACACAACTTATTACCACTTGGAGAGTTTTTTAAGGCTTTCATAAGACTAAAAACAGTCTTTGCCATTGGCACTTCCGGGTAAAGAATCCCTTCAATATATAATTCGTTATCTTTTGTAACTTCAGCTTTTGTAGGTTCACCTATAATAGTTGCAGGGTCCTTACTACCATGATGATTATAATTTATCCATTTGAAATCTTTCAAATCCATACCTGAAGGGTCTAGAGCCTCATCTTGAGAATCCTTATTAGCTGTTGATGCTATACCTTTAACACGCATAACTTCAACACCTTCTGTGTTTGAAGCTTTTTCAAGGTCGCATGGTACAAAAAAACGGAATTTATTATCGTTCACCTTTGTGAGAATTTAGCAATTCAGTAAAACGATTATCAAAGGATATGAAATCCTATTTGGTAAAATTAATATTTTTTTCCCAACTATACAAATTTATTTAAAATTTTCTTTTTCCCAATAAAATAATTGGAATTTATCTGAAGAGTCAATAAGTGCTAATTGATTTAACATATCACTATATTCTGCTACAGATTTTGTTTGAATATCTCTATATTTTGAAAGAAAATCAAATACACTTAAATCTAAAGGTAATACTTTAGAACTTGTATCATTATAGTTACGGTATAAATCATATTCTATTGAATAAGCTTGATTTATTATATCAGGTAAGTTATTAAATGATATTTCCGGCTTTTGTATTGCAGGTAAAGTTGGTAATACATTCCATTGTATTAAAAAATCTTCAATACCTTTTGCATGTAATAATTCATCTTCACTTTCTTTTGAAAAGAAAATTGCAGCATTAGTATATCCTTTATTAGCACACCAGTTTGATGCTGCTCTATAGAAAAAAGAAGCATCAAATTCATCTTTTAATCTAGGTAATAATAATGATACAATAGGGTGGTTTAATTCAAATGGTTTCATATCTTCTATTTATTGTTTTCAAATTCGTTTATTAATCTTTTTGCTTTATCAGAAGCATTTTCACCAACAACCTCAATATCTTCTGATTTTTTAATATTTAATTTTTTACTTATTATCTTTTTTATTTTTACAGGTTCTATATCAACTTCTGTCATGCCCATTTTTTCTAGTTTAGATATAGCTGTTTTATAACAAGACTCTTCATCACCTGCAAATCTCGTTTTATTTATTTTTTGATAATAAGCTGTTTTCAATTTATTCCCAAGTGCTTGTTTTTGTTTTATTGACCCATCAAGATCAGCATTTAACTGCTTTAATTGATTATCCTGTTCTTTATGTCTTTGATCATAATACTGGTATAATTTAGCCGGATTTGCCTCATTACCATCTTCATCTAAATGCTTGTTGTCTTTAGAAGAGTATTTAAAATCTTTACCATGATACTCATGACCTTCATAACCATCTTTTTCTTCTTGAATTTTTTCTTCAGATTCCCTTCTTTTTATTTCCTTATGGGCATGCTCTCTAAGTTGAGGGTGGGCTGATTCTTTTATGGCAGTTTCAAGATCTTTATGTGATGCATTTTTAGCATGCTTTGCTAACTTTTTTAACTCATCTTTACTAGTCCATTTTACAACATTAACCTTATTGGTGTCTTTACCATTCAATTTTATAAGCTTATCTTTATGAGTATCATCCTTATGGGCCTTTTCAATATAATCAACATAATCATCTACATCAATACCACCTTCAGAAAATAAAGTCAACATAAAAATATCTTTACTAATGGGGTGTATGTTTGCTATCTCTTCAATAATATTAGAATACTTTGACTTGTCATCTCCAAATGTTGGGAATAGATCTAATTTAACATCTCTATTATTATACTCAGCAACTTCAATATCATTTAAAGTTTGATTTAAATCTAAAATCAAATTCATTTGAGAGTAGTCCTCTTCTGTTTTAAATTCATAAGAAATATGCTCATCATTATCTAAAATGATATTAGATAAATCATCAACTTCACATTTAAAATAAAATATAGAACCTCCTTTTATTTTCTTTTCTAATAAAAGAGTAGGACTTTTCACCTTTAAATTAGTTTCTTCTTTAACTTCTCTGATAACTGCATTTGAAGGTGATTCATTATTTTCTATCTTACCACCTGGTAAACTCCAACAATCAGGGTGGAAATCATCTGTTATAGCTCTTCTAAGTAAAAGTATTGCTCCTTTACTATCTCTTATTATTGCATCAGCATAACTTTGGCTTTTTTCATTAATAGTATCATAGTCAGATTTTATGATATTTATCTTCTGATTATACTCATTAAGATCTATTAATTCATTATTGAATGCTGATTTTACTAGCTCAATATTTTTATCAAAATCCTCCTTAGTATATTTCATATCAACACCAATTGATTTTGGATTTGATAATATTTTTTTTATATAATCAGTGTACGGTTTAAAGAAATTAGATATTGAATTTGTTTCCATTTTGTAAAGATAATAAAATTATATTTTATTTAAACTGATTTAATTATAATACTCACTTAATCATAAAAACTACTATTACAAATTATCCACATCAATAAAATCGTTTTTTATTACTTCTTCTTCAATAATCGTTTCAATATTTGGTTCATCTTGAAATTCGATAAAAGGTTTTATTTCATATTCAATTATTTCTAAATCTTTTAACCAATCAAATTTTTTTGAATCCATTTCTTGTTTTGAAATTACCCAATTGTTATTTAAATCTTGAATTGGATTAAAAAAAGAATCAACCGAAAATTCTTTTCCGATTAATAAATCCTTTTGTTCAGTTGTTAGTTTTCCTACTTTCATTATACTTGTCTACCTAATAATGTTTGATATTTTTGAACTATGTTGTAAAATATTTTCGCTTCTTCTGGCGTGTATTCTGCTGCTATTACGGCTATAGCAAAGTTTTTATTAACAAAAGAACCTGAAACATTCGCCACATTTCTTGCCCCTATATAGATTGGAATAGTACAACGTATTCCGTTATTTAAAATTGTTGATAATCCAACTTGAATCCCATTTATATATGTTCTTAAATCTGTACTTGTTTGTCTACTTGACATAAAAAACCCACTACCATCTATAATACCAGAAATTGATAACGAACCGCCCGTTGTACTATTAATATGAGCAGTGATTTCATTAGTGTTAGTTCTAATTTGTATTTGATTTCTTACGTTGGTATTAGTAGCGGCACCCATATCAACCCCAGTGCCACCATCTGAAGAAGTTCTTGAATATAATGCAAGTGTTTCTTTATTTAATGTAATAATTGGATTTGGATTTAAAAAGGTATTTGCATATCCATTTATTCCGTCAAAAGTAACACCGTTTGAATCGTGTATAATACCACCAGCAAACAATAATCTAAAAGCAGCATCAGTATCATTTGGATTAATTAGATTGAATTTATGACTTGTTGCGGTTCCTCCTACAAACGGATATAATGCCTTTATTCTTGCGTATAAATTATAATTCTTTAAATCTTGTACAAGGTTCTGTATTGCATTTATATGAATTGGATTAGTTAATCCGGATTGTGTTATAAAATAATTAGCATCACTATCATTTAGTTTATTTCTATATTTTAAAGCATTATAATTATACAACACTTCATCAGAAGTTTGTTTATAATCATAAATTTGAAATTGACTTATACTTCCGTTTAAAAAATTTAAATTTGTTTGTGTTCTACCAATATATTTTGAAGATAAAGATGCTGGAAAAGCCATTGTAAATGATGAAATTTGATTGCTTAGTATATTTCCATTTCTATATATAGTTACATTTTTTGCGGTGAAATCAACCGTTACGGTTAAATTTAACCACTTATCGTCATAACCAGTAAAAAAACCAGCAACGGCAATCGTTCTTGTTGCTGCTCCAGCTGCGTATCTAAAATAAAGATTATCAGTTGATGCAAGTCTATAAATATTTAAAAAACCGTTTGTTGCATTTTCAGGTCTATCATTTAAAAATGTTTGATCAGTTGCTCCAACCACACATTTAACCCACATATTAATCGTTAATGAATTTGTTGCACTAACTAACGCATAAGGAATATCTACATTTATATAATCACTTGTTCCATTTAAAGTAATTGAACCGCCTAAATTAGTATTTATAGTACCGCCATAAATAGTTGAATGATGCGAATCAAATAAATCATTTACGGCTATTGACCCTAACTTGGAACTTCTACAATTTCCAAAATCATAATTAGTAATTAATCCAGTTCTTATTAAATTTTTTATTTTCATTATAAAATTACTTGTTGCATGCTTTCTATTTCATTTATAAATAACCTTGCTCCATCATACACACAAGTAATATAAACTAATCCGGTTAAATTTGGCTGTGCAGCTAAATTTGTGTACCAACCAGCCGTTAATGCAAGTGTCAAGGTATAAAGTCCACTATTATCAATTATGATTGTATATTGACCCTGAATAGCATTTGAAAAACTTAAAACACAATTTGAAGAAGCGGTAAACAAAATAATATTTGATAAACTTAAATCAATCGTATAAGTTGTTAGCGTATTTGTTTGAGAATTTTTTGGAGTTATTAAATTCTTTGAAGATAAATTATAATTTCCAAGATTAACGTTTGAAGTCGCACCGGTATAAGGAACCAAATTACTTAAATCTTGAGTAGCTCCAGGCATATCAATACGGCCCAAAGTAGCATCTTCAATAGTAAGTATTACATCAGGAGAACCACTAGCGGTTATACTTAATGGCTCAAATATAATTCTATCAGTTGATAATAATGTTACAATTGAAGTATTATAGTATTCTAAATTATATTCTAAAGGCGAAGTCGTTAAATTAGTTACAGTCGGAACAGTTGTAAATAATAATGTTTCTGTTCCAGCTAAATTACGTTTATATATTTTACCAAATAATGTAACATTACCAGCTCCTGTTTTTGATGCATGTATATGAATACGATTCCAGCCAACTGGGATGTATAATTTGTTAGGTGAACCTAGTTCGGTAATGAATTTACCTAATGATGTCGTTCCAGTTGTGTTAATTACCGTTATCGTTTGCGCACCACCCGTACTAGGAGTTTGTAACATTTTATAATACGTTCCAATATCAGAAGCAGTTTTATAAAAGAAAAATGATAATGAAGATGAAATAATACCTTTAATCTGAGTATCTACACTCTTAACCGTTGGATATAACGTGTCATTTATTACAGTCCAATCAGTAGCTTTGTTAGATGTTTGTTCATACCCAGTTAGCGAAGGTATATCATTAATTGTTGCAATCTCTACACCGTTTTTAGTGAAAGTGGTTGGAGTTACTCCAATAGCAATTGCATCAGATCCATCATCTGCCTTTATTTCAATTAAATTATTATTTACTGAAACAAAAGTATTATCATCTATACTTACTAAATTAGTTTGTTTGTTTACAACCGGATTTAAAGGGTCTGTATTATCTACTTGTGCGCCTGTTACTGATTGAACGCCTGAGCTACCTAAATCTACCGTTTCTATTATTCTACTATAAGTTAAATTACTGTAATAGACAGCCTTTATCTTAATAGAATAGATTAAAGCTACAGTTGCATCTGTATAAATTCCTGATGCTACCCATGCTCCTGTAGTAGGATTAAGTGTTGCTGTTACTACAACTCCACCTACCGTTTTAGGGCTCTCAAACATAGGCTTATTTGAGCCATCAATTTTTGAAAGTATTGCATTACCTGATAAACCAAACTCATCTGAGTTAATGGTTGAGTTTGTTGGGATTGTGAGGCTTCCGCTTGTTCCTGACACAATCTCATAATATGTAATTTTGTATTCATTATTTTTTAATATTGTTAGATCGTTATTTATTGCAATATCTGCAGCCGTTCTTTCAGATATTTCTAAATCTAATTCAGCTTGAGTTACATCACCACCTCCAATTGCTACATAAGATAATTCTAATGCTGTTATAACAGCTTCCGGTGTCAAGAAAGGTTGACTTAATTCATTTAAAAATTCTGTATATGGTGCTGAAACAACTTTTTTACCTGAATCGAAAATTTCTATATAAATAGATCTTTCTATACCAAATACTAGATGATTATTAGGGTAGTCTATATTAGCTACGCGAATACCATTAGAGATTAATATTATTTGAATCATTCTTCAATTAAAGAGAATTTCCGATTTTAATTCGATAAAGATAGTAAAAAAAATTTAAACTGAATATTCTTTCCCTTTTATTGAAATTCTAATCAACTTTCTGTTCGGTTTTAATTCTTGAGGTTTAGGTGGATTAATTTTTGGTATATTAAACCCTTGATTTTTCTCATCCCATGAGAATTGGTTATCTACTTTAAATAAAGTACATCTACATGCTGGATGATGGTTCCCTATAACAGGTTTATAATCTACAGCTTTCCTTCCAATATTGGAACCATTTGCTTTTAAAACACTTAATTTAAATATTTTAGGTTGACTACCAATACCGGATGTTAAATAAGCACTAATACAATACTTACAAGCTCCTAAGTATACATTTTTTGCAACTAAAGCATCTTCTCCATATTTATTCTCTATTGAAGCTGCACGACCTTCATCCCAAGCTTGATGGCTAATGAATTCTACTATTCTTTTAAAATTACGATTCCAATCTCCTGTTTTTCTTGCTAAATCTCTAGCTATTTCACTTGAAGTTTTTTTCATTAAAACACCCTTCTCAATCTCATCTCTTATAACCTTCTCATAGGCTGCTCTATTGTTCTTTTCACCTTTAGCTATAATATTGTTTAGATCTTGAAAGATTTTACCGTTATTAGCTCTTATATCTCCAAGGTATTGTTTTTTGATTGAATCAATTGTATTTCTTTCTACTTTGGTTAATGGTATATGTTCACCTTTCTCGAAGTATTCTTTAAGATCGTCTAATGTGATGTCTTTGGATTCCTTTCTACCTATTGCATCAGAAATTAGACCAAAATGAAACGACATTTTAGCTATATCCTGGCTATCCTTATACAAATGATATGGGCTAATACCCCATTTTTGTAATCTTGATATCTCATCTTCAGTCAGGTAATTAAGTCCTAACTTAGATGAGATAAAGATTAAATTTTGTTTATCAAGGATTTCAAGTAATTCTGATATTTGTTTTGGTGTGAACAATTAGTCTTTTTTCAAAGGTTTGTGTTTATAATCATTGTGTACTTCAAAGTATGAGATTTTATTATCCTCACTTGTTGTCACATCACCCTCTTCACCAACAGACTTGATTGAATGTTGTTTGCCTGTTTTCTTATGAGTTAAAGTATCTCCTGCTTTTAAAGAATAACCTGATGATGGGTGTCTTCCACTACCAGAACCTCCTTTTTGAATCAAATCTCCTAAGCCTAGAGTCTCGTATGCTTTTTGAAGATCAGATGTTTCCTCACCTTCTGATTTGGATAATTTCTCATGTTTATCAGCTAAATCACTTAATCTTTTTTTATCTTCAGGTGTAGATGCGGATAAAGATTGTCTATTGTAATGATCAGACATTTTACCGTGGTGTTTCTTATCTCCTGATTCATCATTAGGTTTATTCTCCTCTTCAGATTTTTTTGCAGCAGCTCTTGCTTCAGCTGGAGTCATATCTTTCATCATGTGGTTTTTAGCTCCGATGTGTCCTTTTTGCTGTTCGAAAGCTTTGTCGTTATCTTCTTTGTCTTTATCTGTCGATTGATTGTTTTTATGATAATCATCCCTCACTTTTTGATGAGCTTCGATTGCATCATCATGCTCAGCTATAGAGAAGTTTTTATGAGCTTCGTGACCAGCTGAGTCATAAATTGGTTTTCCAGATTTAGTATGTCCAATTACCTTACCCCCGCGTGCACCCTCAGCTTTTATGATACTATCACTATAGGCTTTAACTAAAGCATCACCTTCTTTATAGCAATTTAAAATTCCTGCTGCTTTATTAATGATTGAATTCTTACCGAATTCGAAAATGTTATTTTCCATTTTAAATATGATTTATGGTATTACTAAACGATAATAACTTGTGTGATATTTCTTTTACTGATTGTTCTAATAGTGTATTGAAATCTTTTTGTTCTTGATACTCGTATTCTTTTATTACAGAAAATCTCGGCATGTCTTTATATTCTTTCCTTAACGCACCATTTTTTTTAAACGGTATTTGATTACTAGCTTTATATATCCAAACACCTTCACTGTTTTGTTTATAAATATAGTTATTTATATTAATAACTTCAAAATCTAACATCAGGCTGCCAGTTTTAATTTACTATAATCCGATTTATACATCCACTTGAAACCTCCTGCCGTATTGTGAGATTTTTTATTCTTACAAACGTAACATATATCAATTGGTTTTGTTTTTGTAACAAAAGAAGCTTCTTTGATAGAATTAAATTCTCGTATAAATTCACCTTGTAGAGTTAACTGTATTACAGGAATAAATCTACTAGTACTTTTTTTATCACTTTTGAGAGGTAGTTCAATACCTCTATCATAATCTGATTTATATTGCCAACGAAATCCTTTGACGTGATAAAATTTGCCAAGACAAGTTGAACTTATTGCACTATATTGATTATTAAAAAGCTTAATACTTGCAACTTTAGCGGATTCAAACTCTGCAATAAAATTGCCTTGCATATCTAATTGAACAACTGGTTTGCTTTGAAGAAGTTTTCTTTTTGCTTTAAAAATATCTGAACCTTTATTTCCCAATGTACTTCCTGCTATTTTACAGATATTATAAGATGGTTTTAGTAAATCTAAATAAAATTGTTCTCTTTCTATAAGCTGAGAATTGTCTTCGACTAGTTCAAGTATTTCGAATTTGAAGTTTTCAATACCGTATTTATCAAAAACATTTTGAAGTTTTTGATTATGGTGTTTTTTTTGATTTAATTGTCTAAAATGAGATATACCTCGACGATTTAAATTCACAGCACTTCCTATATAAAAAACACCTGTCTTTATATTAAGTATTTTATAAATACCTGGTTGCTTAGTTATATTGTCTAGAAATTTATACTTCATTTATCAAAAACACTTTTAAACATTTTATAAAAATACGAAAATAAATTCAATTAATTATTCTCATAGATAGATTTCGTAGGAAAGTTTTTCTCAAGAAAATCAAAAAGAACGTCACAAGTTGTAGCTTCTGAATAATTAAAATGTAATTTACCTTCACACATGGATTCTAATACGGATAATTCAGGACAATTACCCTCAAATCTTACAGCATAATCTTTAGGTAATGGATCTCCTCTCTTACCTGTTGTATTGATATATAATGTATTTCCACACATACCTTGACCTTCAGGATAATTATATTGAAATACAGATGATATATAGCTGTTTTTATCTATTAAAATAGGAATATGTGACTCATAGCAATTAGTTGAAAACCCTTTATCTTGAAGAGCACGTATCGTGTTTTTAAGTCTTGTTTTCCAGCGGTTGAGTTGTTGGTTAGGTAGAAACTGAATTAACGAATTATCATAATATGGTGTAATAAAATCCTCTACAGAACATTCTTTCAATAACACCTGATCATCTGAGAAGTTTAAAAACTGCTGTGATATATTTGGATCATGAGAAGCTAATATGATTTTATTAATTAAGTTACAGTCTTTATTAGATTTAAATACGTCCTCTAATGGTATATGAATTATATTCTTAACCCAGGTTGGTTTATGGCCAATCAAATATACTTTACCAAGGTCTTTAAAATAAGATAGAGATCTAAGTGAATATCTTAGCTCTCTATCTTGCCATTTTGATCCAATACCTAGTTTGTAAACAATATCAATTTTATTCATGAATAGGGAATAATTTAGTTTCCATTTCTTTATAAATACCGGTACTTATAGCCCATTCAAAATCTATAGGTATACAACCCCAAGTTAATTCACTAATAAAAGTGTATTTTTTCTTTTCTTCTTTATTCATTCTATTTCCTTAAATACCATGATTGAACTGTACCGTTTGTTTTTGTCAACTTATATTCTGTTCCATTATTCATAGAGGTGATATAATAAGTTGTTGGTGTTGATCCTGAAAATAATATATCTACAGATCCAGAGTAATAGGTTATAGGATAATTATAAGTTCCTGAAGTACTTAGATTTTGAGTAAAAATTGTATTACCAAAAGTAAATATCCAATCATTATGAAGTGTGGATGTTGACCCTGACTCCATTTTATAGCAATACCATATACCATTTAAAGGGGTTGGTGTTACATTCACATATACTGTATCATGGATCGTAATTGTATAAGTACCACTTGGACCCCATACTGTATCATGTGTTACTGTATTTACTATTTTATCCTGATATACTACTTCAGGCTCTGGAGATTTCTTTTTACATGCAAATGATATTGCAATTAGACTGATTATTAAGATTATATTTTTCATGATTTTTATTTTTTAAAGTTATTTTTTTAAAAGTGGATTATTTGATCTTTTTCTTCTACTAATTCGTTAAATTCTGCAACTTTAATTCTCATACTACTTTTCATACCAACGTGTCTTATTAAAAGATGGGTTGGTGATTTTTTACGAATCTCCCACTTTCTACCATCTTTTAAAGTAATTACATTTTCTTGTATTACTTTGATTTGTTTTTCTAAGTTTTCCATTATCGAGAGTTTTAATTATTTCTTATCATAAAGATAAGAGTATTATTTCACATAACAACCCTTTATTTAACATAAATTTGTAACTTACTGATTATCAATAGATTTATTTTAATTCATTCATCCAGTGATTAATCATTTCTTCAAATAATGCACTAAAAGTGTAGTCAGGTTTCCATCCTAAAACCTCTTTTATCTTACTACAATCACCTTTTAAATATGGAAGTTCTTCAGGTCTTATGTATTTTTCATTAACAACTACATAATCTTTATAATCCATATTTAAAACTCCAAATACATAATGACATATTTCTCTAACAGAATGTGTTGTTCCGGTAGATACTACAAAGTCATCCGGTGTATCATGATTAATGATCATATGCATAGCCCTCACATAGTCCTTAGAAGCTCCAAAATCTCTAAATGAGTCAAGATTTCCTAGTTCTAATTTATCAGTCAAGCCTAACTTTATCATACAAGCTGTTTTTACAATCTTAGCTTCTACAAATGCACTTGATCTTCTTGTACCTGTATGGTTAAATAATATCCCATTACAAGCATGCAAACCATATGCCCTTCTATAATGTCTTACTAAGTTATATCCAAGTACTTTAGAGCACCCATATACACTTGTAGGATTCATTATAGTTGTTTCTCTTTGATATCCATCTGGATCAACTGTCAACCCAAAGCATTCACTTGATGATGCCTGATAGAATTTTGCACCGGGACAATTGTTTCTATATGCTTCTAATATATTTAGAACACCATTACCATTAGTATTCATTGTAAACCCAGGTGTGTCCCAAGAAACCTTAACGTGACTTTGAGCTGCAAGGTTATATATCTCATCAGGTTTTATTTCTTTTAATAACTTTTCAAGTATACTAATATCTGACATATCACCATAATATGTCTTTACATCTAAATGAGCTATTTTACTATCTTGATGTTCAGCTGTTGAATTTCTTCTTACAATACCATGAACCTCATACCCTAATGATAATAAATGTTCAGATAATGTAGCACCATCCTGACCTGTTATTCCTGTTATAAATGCTTTCTTTTTCATATTATTTTTTAAAAATTTTCATTTGTGTTAAATCTGGCCAGTCTGTATATACCCATTGCCTAGGTACTGTATCAATAGCATCTTGCAATTTCTCTATTCCTAATGAAGCTGTTTCTGGCGTGGCATAATAATGAAATCCTATTCTATCAATATCCTGATCTCGCCAGGGGATATTCGGCAAACGGCCATCATAGGACATTTTCTTTAGATTTTGATAATCTCTTTCAATATCTAATAATATAACTCCAGCCCTTCCTAAACTCAAATGTTTTTGATATTGAAAACTAATACACATTTGAGAACCTGGGATATAGCTATCTTTTTTCCACAATACAGCTGCATCATAAATACCTCCATATACTCGATAATAATCTTGCCACTCCTCATCTCTCCATTCTAATCTAATCCCTAATTTATCAGCTAACATAGGGATAGATAAGTAAGTATGTTTTGGACATCTCACAACATCAGCTGAAGCATATCTAAGACATAGTTCTATGGCATGAGTACAACTATCAGTCATAACCGCATACTTAGCTCCAAAGAATTGAGCTATTCTTTTTTCAAATTCAACTACCACTGAAAAGTCTGGTGTTTTATTTTTCATTTTCTATATATGTTTGTTTTGATAGGTATAGATTTCTTTGTTTTCTATATCTAATTAATATTTAAAAGTACGATTAAATTTTGTATGATTAAAATAGACAACCTCATCTTTCCACATTAATACATCATCAATAACTTTAGCTTCAGTGCCTGAATACCATTCAGCATTCTGTAGCATAGGTGATGATATTTCATGTCTATGACATTTTATTATAACAATATTTATTAACAGTTGCCAAGCTGCATGATGAGTAAAATCTTCTAAAAAATCCTTATATACTAACCTCACCTCTCTAAATAATTTATCCCATTCTTTAGCTGAAGCTATTAATAGAGCAGCACAGAATTCATTATCATTTATTGTTAATTGGTGTTTATTTATGAAATCTTCTTTAGATAATTTACAATTCAAATTTACAGACACGTCCTCTATTTTAGTAGGTGGGAATGATGAATTTGTAACTATAAATTTACTTACTAATAATATTGATGATTCAAATTTTCTCTGTAGTATCATATCACTATCTACAAACATTATCTGATCATTATCATCAAACTTATAGAACCTGGTAAATTCACCATGTTGTAGAGAGTAATAATTTTTCCTATTCTCTGGTTGCCATTTACACTGTAATGTATCAATATCTACATAGATCATTTCCCATCCTTCATACTCAGCTTTAAAACCTATACAAAAACAAATCTTCTTACCTATAAAGTTTTTGTTTACACTATCAAAAAAAGGTTGACTTTTTTCTAAGTAGTCAGATGTTATAGATGTAGCTATTATCACAGGTTTTTATTTTTAAGTAAAACATTACCAAAATTACCTTGATAATTATATGTTCCTAGTACTTTGAAATCCGGCAACATATCTAATAAACCTTGTTTATCGATTGAATCTTTATATAATTCTTTATTAGAAAATTCTATATATAAGAATCTTGTGTGTTTATTTAAAGTATTTAAACCTCCTGATATAACATCATTCTCAGCACCATTAACATCTGCCCATATAAAATCTATAGTATATGGGAATAAGTTGTTCTTATACCATGTATCAAGCTTATAACATCTAACTTTGATACTATTTTTAAATTCAACTTCTGGAAATAATTCTAAATGTTCTTTAGGTTCCTTTAAAGAACTACTGGCTGACCAACTACTTTTATTATGCTCATGTCTCCTTGTATCTGAATCACTTTGATGGAAAGTAACCATATCATCTACATTACCAATTGCAACTGAATATAAATTCATAACCTCACTATTTGGATGTATAGATCTAAATAACTTTTGAGATCTAGGATCTGCTTCAAAACAATGAGCTTCAGCTGAAGGTAGTAGGTCTAATATACCTCTAGCATCCTTACCATCATAAGTACCTATATCTAATATATGATAGTGAGATTTTTCACCTAATAACCTGACAATTTGTATTTTTGTTAATTCGTTTGATTTTACTGACATCTACTTTATTGTTTCTATATTTAAACTAATTAGTACTCCATTATCCTTATCTCCTTTTGGACACAAATAAGCCTGACTGTGATCATCGAATTGTGAATGATCTGTATGTTTCCAATCATAACTTATTGACCTATTAAAACCTGCATCAAATAACAATTGATCTAGATTTTTACGATCATAAGTTGTTTTGTGGTAAATCCATTCATCACCCATTTGCATTTTACCATACAGAGGTCCTATAATATCTTGTAATTCCACCTTTAAACCGTTATATAATTCAACCATCACTTCAAAATCAGGTGTAGCTAATCTTAACACACCGCCTTTTTTAAGTTTACGTCTCCATTGTTTTAATAGTGCTGATAATTCTACTTTATCAAAGTATGCTATTAGGTGACTAGCATATAAAACATCAATAGAGTCATCCGGGAATTCATATAACTCAACTGATTTATATTTTTTACTAAGATGTGCGAAGCTACCACCATCTATATGAATCCATTCTTTACCAAAATTTCTTTGGCCACAGCCTAAATTTACTTTAATCATATTAAAAGAATTTTTTTGCTCTCATTTCCTCTATTATTTCTAATGGTAGGTTATCAAAGTTATAATTATAAATATTTGTTTTTCTCACACCCTCATTTTTTGTCACCGGTGAATCATAATCAAGACCAAGTATCCTATATTCATCAACAGCATGATCTGATTGACATTCAAATTCCCATGGTGTGAGATCATTCTGCATATACTTTAAAGCAAAATCTCTATTCCATATCGACATTTGAGTGCTAAGTCTATATAATGAAATTTTATTATTTTCATAAACTTGTACGCCTTGTATGTTATCATATTTTATGTGATCTTGTTTAGTTACCTCTCTACATAAATTTATACGACCTATATTTTCTCTATTTGTTAGAGAATTTAATAATTGAAGTTTGTTAAAATCAACTTTTTGTGTTAAGAAAGTATCTTCCATAACCCATATAAAGAATTGATCTTGTTTAGCAAAATGAACTCTTAAATCTCTAGTAAAATTTTTAGCATCACCTTTTTGCTCACCTAAACTTACAAAAGTAAAATTTGGTGGTAATTTGTGTTCAGACTCTTTGTATCCTACAATTTCAACCTTTTGGCCTGGGGACCAGTATTTGTTGAATAGAAAACAAAATATTGGTAGTATATGGTGGTATTTATCTGAAGTTGTGCAGATAATTTTTAATTCTCTATTCATTTTGTAAAAATAAAGTTTTTATGTTAAATAAACAAATATTATTTTAAATAAATTTTTTATCATTATGCTGACCTTCATAAGGACCTGTTTTAAATTCTAAAACCTTAGTGTTATCTTCTAATATTTCATAGTTATGACCACCTTGTAATGTAAATGAAGCATCACCCTCATTAAGTATAACCTCTGCTATTATAGAGTCATCTAGATCATAGAAAATACACTTTACTTTACCTTTTAGTACAACCCATGATTCTTGAGCTATAACCTGCCTATCTCTCTGTTTCCAAATATGTTTATGTGGTTTGAATGTCCTACCCATTGGCATTGTTAATGCTGCACATTGAATAAAATTTTCTTCAGGTACAAGTTCGTTTCTACCTGGAGTCATATCTTCTGTTCTCATTATGATATGAAGAAGTAATTTAAATTCCACTTTTGAGTAAATATATTCCATGATTATAGTTTATGAGTTTCATCTATTGCATCTAATCCTCTCCCCTGACCTCTAGTAGCCTTACCTGCCCATGTATCCATTATAGATCCTATATCCATACTAACACCACCTAAATCTCTAAACCAGTTGTTATAAACCTTACCTATAAAGCCGGCTCCAACTAAACATAAATTACCCTCACATGGTACTGCTCTTTCCATCCATTTTTTAATATGGATAAATTGATCAGGATAGTGCTTTGTTCCGGTATATCCTGATGTGAATTTAGCTTCAGGTGCTATTATATATGAGTTTACTTGTTTTACGTTAAATGTTTTTTTTATTTCCTCATCAAGGTTCCTGCATGAAATGTAATTAACAACTTTTAAATCTGTCATTAATTCTTTGTAATAATTTTTATCTAAGAAATGAGAGTGGCAGTCAATTGATACAAGATCTTTTTTATCTAAAATATCCACCTCTGTGTTTTCTTTTAAAATTTCTTTTGACCTGGCCCAATAGTCTTTTTCATTTCCCTTCTGTTTATCTGTTAATGATAATCCTAATATATCACATCCTTTATAAGCTTCGATTAGGTTTAAACGAATCTCCTCAGCCTCCTCTATTGTCGGACAAAAACCTAGCTGTCTTTTAAGAACCATTTTGTAAGACTCTGTATCTTTGAATCCATTCAAAGTGATAGCCTCACCATCTCCATATCTTACTAATGATAATGGAGTTTTGTTTTGTAAGTGTTTTTTTAAGACACTCAATAGTTCTTCAGTTGATAGAGCTTTATTCATTTTACTAATATTGTTGCTTAAAATCTTCTATTGAGATAAGGTTCAGTAAATTAGTTTTATCTAATTCAAATTCGCCATATTTATATACTAATCTAGTCAATGTTACTTGTTCGCCTCTGTGTATGATTCCAACACCACAATCAGTATCGACTACTTTCATTTTAAGATCCCTTCTTTCATATCTTAATTTAACAAAAGCTTTCCAACAATCACCTGTCCACCTCTTAGTCATTCTAGGTACTTTTTGACTATCTTCGTCAAAAGGCAAACAATCATGACATAATATTACACCACCTTCGTTTAATATTTTAAGAGAATTGATTATATCTCTATATACGAAATCAGCTTCATGCATTCCATCGATAAAGATTATATCGAACGTCTTCTTATTTTCTTTAAAGAATTCATCTGAAGTTAAATAGATAGTTGCTCTACTATTTAAATCAGGGTCTACACCTACTTTATTTTCAATCGGTAAATTGACACCTTTAAATGATATGCCGTTTTGAACACCAACTTCTAAATAAGATTTATAATTGTATTTTTTTATAAAATGGTTGATTATATCTATTCTTGTCATTACAATATTTTTGAGTTATGATGTAAATATAAGTAAAATTCTTTTTCTAATACATTGAAAGATATTAGAGTATATTTTATAGGAAATTGATGCGCTGTAAAATTAAAACTTAATTGATCTCGTCTTGAAAATCTCTCAACTTCAGACCACCATCTTTCACAGAAATCCTTAACTTGCTTACAATTATTTCTAATAAGTAATCCTGTTGCAACCATACCGTCATTAGAGGGATATCTTAAGCTTCTATAATAAGTCATTTGATCTCTTATAACTTGTTCGTTATCCTTTCTTCTTACAACACAAGCTTCTGCTTCCATATATACACAACCCCTGTGAGGGTGTTTCATTAATGTAAAATAACTTTGATGGTTATCTCTTATGAAGTCATCAAGATTACATCTCACCTCTATAGAAGCATCTATCCATATACAAGTGTCATATTCAAAGGGTGTTATTATTTTTAACTTTCTTAATTGTTTTACATCTTGCAAATTCATATAAATAATTTTCCAGACGTTAGATCTTAGATTTTTATTATTAGAATAACAGATATACTCCCAACCTGGAGTTATCACTAAAGGGTCTTTTAGTAAATCATATGAACCCATTAAGGCTGTATAAATTACTTTCCTCATTTAAGATGTGATTTATTATGACGTCCTGTATCTAATCTATAAAAGTGAAATAAATAAACACCTTCCATTAATAAAATATCAAATCCATTTCGAACGACTCTATTACTAATAGTGTTGTCGATTGAAAGAATCCCTCTCCCTTCAGGAGCTCCCCCAATAATATCCCAAGTTGCTTTTTTAAGCAACATCAAGTGACCTGATATAGGATTAGGAATCTTCTTAACTCGGTGTCTTTTGCTTTTAGCAAGATCTAAAGCTATTTGGCGATGTTTAAGTATATCTGTTTCTTCAGAAATAATTCCATTATAAGCTTGATCTAAATTCCCTATCCTATTTGTTACACAAGTAAGTAATCCAACGTCGGGATTTAAACTAATAATTTCTTGAATTTGATGTCCGAAATCTGGCGATAAAAATGCTGTATCAGCGTCCAAGAGACATAGCCAGTCTTCTTGATTAGTTATTAAAGATGCGGCTTGATTATAAGCTTTCCCCAAATCTTTTTCTAAACTATATGGTGTAAGGTAGTGAATCATTGATATTGAAATTTAGATCCTTTTGAGCTACGAGATTTTGGTTTGTTCTTACAGATATTTATAATACGAGAAGCTGATATTTTCAATTCAACTGAAGCTGCCTTAATAGAAGGGAATTTCTTAATCAAAGAACCTTTCAAATCGAATTGTAAAACAGCCTTACAACAGCTAGTAGGTAAATTCAGTTGTTCTATTAATTTAGCAACATATTGTTTTGAATAATTAGCTTCGTGTAACCATATAAAACCCCCAGCTATTTTATATTTATTTAAACAAGCACAATTGATATGACTAATATGGATGTTGGTGATTTCAGCAGCTTGTTTTAATGAAGGGTGTTTCGCTATAAAATTTCCCTGTTGATCAAGCTGAATTACGGATTTGTATTTAGATTGTTTATTCCGTAATAAAATCGAAGGGTCGTTTTGTCGAGTGGCTTTTAACTTTAAATTAGAAGTCTCAACCTCCTCTCTCGATCTTATCTTCCGAACTATATTTTTTCTTGATAAAATGTTTTTTGCAATTCTCTCAGGACTATGTTTTATACCCAAACAACTACCTGCAATCTTACAAATATTATAGGTTGGAATTAGTGTATCAAAATAAAATTGTTCGCGGTTGATGAGTTGAGATTTATCTTCGACTAATTCAAGGATTTCGAATTTGAAATTTTCTTCGCCGTGCTTATTCCAAGCATTTTGAAGAATTATAGAATGATGAGTATTATTTCTTAACTCTTTTAAATGACGACTTTTTCTATCACCCAAAGAACAAGTACTACCAATATAAACCTTACCGTTTGTAAGGTTTATAATTTGATAGATACCTGATTTAATATTACTCATACTCTACTTTTAATTAGTTATTGGCAGATGTAGAATCAGAGAAATCATGAACTAAACTTGTAACTGTTCCATCAACAGAATAAGCTCTTAAATTTAAACCGTTATCAATAGCAAATTGTTTACATGCTGCTAGTGAAGTGTTTTTCTCTTGGAAATCAACAGAGAAGTGTTTTAAATACACCGGGCTTTGTTTATCATTTGAACTGAAATCCAAACCTTCTTGAATTTGAGTAATATTGAAATTAGCATCATCGATATTCATCATATCTGTTCTGAAACGAATGTCAATGTAATCTCCTGACATATGACCTGTGAAACGTAAATCTATCATTTTATGTATTTTATATTTTAACCGGTTATTTTAATATCTTCATTATGATCTTTTTTTATAGCAATTTGTGCACGCTTAATAAAATCCTTTTTTGATTCTCCAGATTTCATTTTATATGTAGTTCCATTATGTTTTATGAAATAGCTCCCGTCATCATTAATCTTAATAGGGGATTCTTCGATAGGCATTTCTGAATCATCCATCAAGTTCGCAGCTGCGGCATGAGTGTTACCTATTTTACTTGCAACAAAATCAGTCCTTGTCTTATCGATTCCACCAGAACCTAATTTATCGTGCAAATCCGCTGCATCAAAGTGATCTTTAGCTGTGAAGTTATTATATAATTTATGTTGTCCTTTAAGATTTTCATAAATAGCTTTTCCACTCTTCGTATGGCCGACAACTTTTCCACCCCTAGAACCTTCTGCTTTCTCAATCAAATCTCCTAATCCAAGTACCTCATAAGCTTTTCTTAAATCAGAAGCTTTAGGGTTTTGCATATCCTTTGGATCATGTTCTACCGATTCTTTTTGAGTAACACCTTCTCCAGCTTTAGCAGTCATAGCCTTGTCGAAAGTGCCATCGAAGTTGTCACCCTCAGCTTTTTCTACTTTGTTTACTTCATGATGTTTGTAAGAAGCTGAATCTACACCTTCTTTCGAAGACTTATCGTAATCAACACTTATCTCATCGTCGCTAGAATGAGTTACTTTGCCTCTATTCCCTTCCTTATCGATAACACTATCTCCAACTTTATGTTTTGTAGATTTCTTATCACCACCTTCAAAATGCTTGCGAGTGTTATCTTTGAATTTATTCCAAGTTTCATCTTCTTTAGAAGTTGCTGGAGAGTTTTTCATAGTGTCTTTTCCAACTTCACCTTTAGATTTTTTTTCTTTAGCGGCAGCTTCGTGTTCTTTTGCCTGAAACTCGTGACTATCACGATCACTTTCTTTAGTAGAAGAATCTTTCTTATCAAGATGTTTACCTGCAGCCTCTCTATGTTCATCAACGGTGAAGTTTTTATGAGCTGAATGCGAAGCTGAGTCATAGATAGGTTTCCCTGTTTTTGTGTGACCTATAATCTTTCCGCCTTTTGAGCCTTCACCACCTTTTCTTATAATATCATCTTCACATGGCAAACCACCATATAAGCCTTTTTGAATCAAGTCTTTTTGACATTGAATGTAATCTTCTCTATTCGCGAAATTTTTCTCTTCTAAATGTGACATTTTGTAAATTTATAAAATTTCCGTTTAATTAGCAAATATACTTTGAATATCAGTTTCTAATGATTTTTGAAATGGGTTTGGCTCATCACCTTGTTCTTGATCTACATAATCATTTGATTGTTGATCACCTTGCATAGCTGCCATTTTAGCTTGTAGAAATATTGGATTTAAAATAATATCACCACCTTCTACATCCTTCATCCCTCTCTTTCTTCTTATTTCATTTACAGTTGCCCAGTTTGATACCGCCTTAACATCATTTTCTAATTCTTTCTCTGGAGACTCTACATCAATACCTTCAAATGTTAATATGTAATTAGAGTCTTTTTGATCTATAATATATTTGTTAATCCAATTTTGATATGATGTTAATAGAGGTTTTAACCCTTTGTCTTTTGAGTACTCTAATTTTTCTTTTGTACCACCATCACCTCCAAGACCGGCATTACCCGAAGCACCTTGCATTGGAAATCCAATTTCAGATGGATCCATTAGATAATGAGCACATCCTATTTTAATTAAGAATTCTTGATATTTACCATACTCCATATCCTTATTGGATGTTTGAGTATTGATAAAGTCCATTTTATCCCCTTCTATGATAGGTAATTTGTGTGCATTCCTAACACCTGACATTTGAGCTTGCCAATGATTTTTAAACTCATCTATACGACCTTGGTTAATATTACCAGAGACTCTTAAAATACCTTTTGGATTAGATCCTACCTTAAAGAAATTAGCATTGTATTGATCAGCATTTAACATTGCTGTTACATTTTCAATTAAATCTTCTAATTCACTTCTACCGTAACCATTAGCTAATATGCTTGTTGATGGGTTTCTTATTCCAAATATCAATTCCCATGGATAGAACTCAGCCATGATCCTTGATTGATATATCTGCACATAATATGGTAAATAACCATTCTTAGCACCCTTTTGTAATCTTGTAGAACCATTTTTCTCATCATTGTGAGTGTCTGCAATTCTATATGTAGCTGCATCTGTGGCAATAAACTCACAAACCTCACCACCTCTATTTCTTACAACCTCAGCTGTAGCCTGATCTAATTCTAAAGAATCAGTTATAAATTTTCTTGTAAATGATGCAAAGTTATCACCATGCCATTCATTTGTATTATCACCACAATTTAAAACAAACTCAGTTAATTCCTTAACTCGAGTCTCTTGTTCTTTACTTAGTTTAATACCACTATCAGTTACTTTCGCATCCTTTGGCTTTATAACAAAACCTGGGGAGTATTTGTCTTTTTGAGGTTCTATGAAATTCATCACCTGACTAACTCTAGTTCTGATGATAGCTTTAAAGATTGGTGATCGAGCCATTGCTCTTAATATATCATAAGAAAGTCTAAATGACTTTTCCTTATAACCATCAGCACCATGAGATTGAGGGTCTATTAAAAGAGATTGAGGTTTTACGTCTTTCTCTTTAGGTTGAATAGTTTGAAGATATTTTTGTGCCTTATATATATCATCTACACTATTTGAAGTTAGTGCAGATTGGATAGCCAAACTTTTAACAATATTAGCTTTAGCTATTTGTTCGTCAATGGCTGGTATATCGTTTATAGAGAGTTTGTTTTTATTTTTAGCCATGTCATTTACTCATGTTTTGAAATTAATATCGAAAACTTTACTTAGAGTAAACTATTTAACTAACTGACCAACGCGATCTAATTTTCTATTAATAGCGTTATCTTTGAATGTATTCGTATCTAAACAGATAACGTCTACGTAAATAGATTTAACCATTTTATCAAACACAACTTCGACAGATTGTAATGATGCTAATTGATCAGACGATGATTTTAAAATCTCTTGTTTTTTAACAACATCTTCCTCTTTTTCTATTTTAGATAAAGCATCTGCTGAGAAGCTTTTTACAACATCGCTAAAATAGAATAATATTTTATCCTCCTGAATAGCTTTTTCAAACTCAACTTGATTCATAGTTGGTTTTAATAATGAATCTGCATTGCTATAAATACCTTGGATTTGACCAATGATTCTAGCTTGTTCACCCTTAGCAATTGTAGTATTAAGCATTCGTGTTTATTTATAATTGAACCGGTAGTTTTATTTAAACCTGTTTCATTTGGTAAAAATAAGAAAAATTAATCTAATTTCCCTAATTTTTCTTTTAAAAATAAGATTTCACCCTCTTTCTCAGCTATTTGTTCTAAAATAAGGGATCTTTGTGCTCTTTGAGATATATCTATTTTAAAGAAAGCTTTCCCTTTTTCAACTTTACCTACACATACATTAAACAACATTAACATCTCAATTTGTTTAGCAGCTTCCGGTACTGAGGTTTTAAACTTCTTAACTAACTGTTGTATAGAAAACCAATTTGTAAATTCTTTTTGAATTGCAAATGCTGATATGTTTGCCTGTTTTTTCATTTCAGGATCCTTAGTAAATGCCTCCACTATATCTTTATCACTTACATCACTTAAAGGCACTATTTCACCTTTTGTACTATCTAATGGCATTGGTGGGTTTGGTTCACTTAACGCTCTTCTTAAATCAGATTTATTATCTTCAAAAGATTTATTAATTCTCGCTTTATTCTCTGCTGATATTGGATCAATCATTACTTTCTTTGACATATATTAAAAATTAAAATTATTTCTTATTCTTGTGTGTTTTGTTGTCTCTTCTGTATTTTGAGTATCACCTGATCTTAAACCATTAGTAAAGTAAAAGAATAGCTCCTTAGTTCCTTTAACATCATTTAATGCATCATGAGCGTCTATTAATTCAATACCAGCTCTCTGACAACATGCTGTTAAGTTGTAAGTAGTCACTTTTTCATCTTTAGCCCATTTTTGTTTAGCTAATGAAAGTGTATCGATTGACTTCGGTATATCGTGATTACAATCTAAAACTTTAGCTATATCCACTTTACAATAATTAAATACCTGTTTTATAAAACCAATATCAAACCCAACATTATGTCCTAAGAGGATAGGTTTCTTTGTGTGACTGCTTGTTACTCTACTAAAATCTTCCCACATCTGCTTTACAACAGACTTTAAATCAAGACCGCTAGCTAAGTGTTGTGCTGTTATACCTGTATAATCCATTGCTTTGGGTTCATACACTAACCCTGTATCATAAGGCTTGATGTAACTAGAGAACTCTAATAAAGGTTTATAAGTATCTAATTCGAATGCTTGATAAGCTATTTGGGTAACTGGATTCTTTGATGGATGAAGACCACCTGTTTCAACGTCAATACAGATTATACTATTAATAGCCATTAATTACTTTTTTAATTTTGTTTTTACTTGCTCTAAAAGAGATTCTTTTTTCGGATCTATAACTTTTATAATACGAACCCCCTTAATAACTTGAGATGTTATTTTAAAATTACCATATCTGTGAGGTGTGTAACCTCTTATTAGGTATTGCGCAACATCATTACCTGTAAATTCTTCACCACTTAACTTTACACCAAATCTCTCTTTCATTAATTCTAGAAAGGATGTTGTTGTGTATTCATTTTCTTCTAAATTCATTTTTGTTTCTTTATTCATAACCGATTAATAATCGAGAGATTAACATTTTGTAAAATTACGAAATTTATTTCACATAATTAAATTAATTTTCCATAAATAGACCGAGATCCGAAAAATTAACAAAGTTCTGTAAATACTTGAATGGTTTTGGTGATAGATATATAATCTCTTTACCTTGTATTCTTACAACTATATTGCATTTATTGTTTGTCAACTCCTCTATGAATATAATTGATTTAGGGTACAAACCTAATTTACGCCTCTTTCCATTTACATCTATTATAGGAATCTCTCTAAGCATTATATTTTATATACATTTCACTATTAACTGTTTTGATATAATCAATATTCTTTTGATAATCTAATAATGTTTTTCTTTCAATTGGATTTTCCCATTTTTCATGACAACCTTGATTCATACCAAAATTCATACAGTGATATGTAAGATTATCTCTTTCATATATTAATTCCGGTCTTCCTATTCTCTTACAGTCTGCCCTTGATATTAGATGACTATGAGAGAGTCTTATATCACCACCTTGGTATTTACCACACCCGGTGCAAAGTGGCTCTGTAGTATGGTCCATATCAATACAAGTAAGTTTATAAGCTCTTTCTATTGGTGCTTGTTTTTCAGATACTTGTTTTATGGCTTTTTGCTTCTTTTTCTTTTTAGGAAACATTGAATGTAAATGATTACCTATCTCCACCTGTCCTGAATTTATTTCATATTCAGCTAGATTAAATTCTTCACCATTTTTCTTAGCATCTCTTCTTGCTTCTAATTCAGCTAGGTTTTGATTAATCTCATTCTTTCTACTTTCTTCATCTTGGAAATATTTAAGATCTATTGGCTTTAATTCACCTATAACTTTTCCTAATATTACTATATTAGCTTTAATTGTATATGATGTAGGTTGTTGTATCTTTTTATTTTTAAACTCATAAGTCTTCTTTGGTTTCTTATCAGCTCGTTCCTGGTATACTTCAGCTTTTGACTTACCACCATGAGATTTCTTAAAAACACATTCCCCACAAAGATTGTATTTCTTATTTTGTATATGATCACTATTACAGCCCGAACAACTCACAAATAGTTATATTAATGGTTAATATTATAATACCTGTTATAAACATTAGCAATCTTGTAATCCAATTGAATTCCATCACAGCTGTAGAAGTTGATGATTGATCAATAAATCTTTTTTTATAATTCATAGGTGAAAGTATATTGAATCTAATGTAATAGAATCCATCATGAAAGAATGGAAATATAAATGCAAGTCCTACCGGAAGAAATATGCTTTTTAATAGCAATCCCATGACTACTAGGAATAAACCTCTCTGAAGAGCATATATCCAATGTATGTTGGATCTTTTTAGATTAAACACACTTATAGCTTGATAATAATACGCCTCTCTCTGACCTTCATATATGGCATATATAACCCATATAACTGATACTAATAATTTGTTTACTATTTCCATCCGAAAAACTCTTTTACAGTAGGCCAAAAACCTTCAATTAATTTATACTCACCCCATACTTGTAATAGAATTAAACTAGATACTAGTGTTGTAAATAATGCAACACCAATACTGAGGCCTAAAGAAGTGAATGTTATATTTACTGCTAGGTTAATACCAAGGCAAAATGCTAATACAGCATTTACCAAAATCATTTTATTAGGGTTGTTTTTTAAATACTTAATGTAGTTTTTCATATTGTTTATTTTTATTTATTTTTTTTAATTTAGCCTACTAGATCTGATTTCTTTAAACGTATATGTCTTTCTGCAGCTTCATCATATGCTATTGATGCATCTGACTCTTTATCAAATGATCCTAGGTGTTTTGTTTTCTTATCTCTGGTAATTGATGATCTCCATTTATTCATACTTTTATCCCAAGTAACACCTGTGTATAGACTTATTGGATTACCTGTTTTCATAGGTCTAGCTTCTGTTGGTAATTGCCTTGATAATTTATGAGATTGTTGCATTATCCTAATCCTTTATTTTCTGAATTACTGAATTCTTCTTTTAGTTTAACTTTAAATTTTGAACCTATACTTCCTTACTTTTATTACTATATCACTCATTCTGTAAAATTACAATTTATTTAACATAAATACAAATTATCTAATAATTAATTTCAAAACCCACTTCACTCAACCTCTTTTTTAATAAACCTCTTATTTTAAACATATCAGCCTTTACTGTACCAACAGGTATATTAAGTGATTCAGATATCTCATTGTAAGAGTAACCTTTTATATGTAAATCAATTACTAACTTATGCCTGTTCTTTAATTTATCTATTTGTTTTTCAATTATAGGCACATCCATCCCTATCTCACAGTTAACAGAATTATAACATTCAAATAATTCCACCTTATTAAATTTTTCAGATTTCCTTCTGATATTATCTAGAAACATATTTTTTATAATAGTGCATAATATTGTGGTTTCACTAGCTCTCAATTCATTATAACCAATATTTTTCTCTAAAACCTTCAATAACATATCACCTATTAAATGATCTGTTTTTTCTCTGTCATATTTATATAGCTTTAGTGTATACCCATATATTTTACTAGTATTATCTAAATAGTATTTTATTAATTTATTCATATTATGCAAAGTCAAAATCAAAGTCATTACCACCTAATAGATGTTCAACACAGTGTATAAATGCATCCACATCATCATCATGTTTACCATTTGGGAATACTAGTAAGTTGTCCATAAATGGCTTTAGATAATTACCTTGTAAAAATTTAACTCTTCTTGATTCCATTGCAGGTGTCATAGATGATAACCTGGTAACTTTTGAATCTTTAGGTGCTGGTAACTCAGATATATTTAATTGTGTAGTTGCTCTCAATTGACTTACTACTGATTTACCGGATGATTTCGGTTCTACTTTTATTTGAGAGAATTGAGAGTATAAATTTTCATTAACAAATACCGGTATAAATTTACATAGTTCATGAAAGGCTTTTTTAACCTTTACTACATTACACACATAAATACAGTTATTCTTTTTATATGCCACAACCATAGCAGAGTAATCTCCATTGGCTTGCTGATCATCTGATTCTGCTGTATCTAGGAAGAACATCATAGGCTCGTACCTTAGATCCCTTACTAATGTAGTTGGGTCGATTACATCAAACCATGCTTCTTTAACCATATTACCTTCTTTAGGTGCTGGTCTTTGGTATAATTGACCCGCTGCTTCTTTTGATCCTAATCGACTAATGTAATCGTTTATATTAGCTTTTGAAAAACGACCTGGCCAATACAAACCATTCTCATCATAATGTTTTAGTAGGCTTAATGGTGAAAGGTTTTCTTTATCCATATTGTTACGGTCCAATTCTACAGGTATACATATATGATCATGCTTCTCTGGTGATGTATCCATTAAATGACCTGAAAGATCTTCTTCAGCTAATCTTTGCATGATGACAATCCTCACACCTAATTCTGGTTGATTTAAACGAGAGTATAGTGTTTGATCATAAAAGTTCTTTACTGTCTTCCTTTCTACTTCAGAAGCTGCCATTTTAGGATTCTGTGGATCATCTACAATTATGATATCAGCACCTGATCCGGTAATTTGTCCACCTATACCAACTGACTTCCTAAAACCACCACCTTTTATTTTATAAAACCCGGCTGCATTCTGATCTTCAGCAAATTCTATAAGTCCACTATATAAGTTTTGAAACCACTCGCTAGTTATTAAACTTCTAGATGCTAATGCATGTTCTAGTGCCAGGGCTGCTGCATATGATGTTGTAATGAATTTTGTTGACTGATCCTGTGTCCAACACCATACCGGGAATACTACTGTGCAGATTAAAGATTTTGCAGATCTAAAAGGAATATTTATAATTATATCCTGTTGACGTATCTCTCTTCTTTTTATTCTTTCGAATTCTTGTTGTAATCTATCACATAAATACTTTATATGCCAATTATCTGAATATGGTTCACCTGGTAAAAGTACAGCATACGCCTGTTTGAAGAATTCATAGTAGGAGTCTGAATGAATTTGTTTTATTAATTCTTTTTCAAACTCCCCTGATTCTAGTATGGATAATGCTATATCTTTTTTTGCAGGTACCTTTTCAGACATATAGTTCTAGATACGTTCTTTTACCAGTTTTTTAAAATGGTTTATTGATATAGCTTCTAAATAAACTCTATCTGTTATATCATCAATTGATAAGCATTTCTTATTTCTAATCAAATAATCATTTGCTTTGTCCTTTGAATCAAACCAAACTCTATTCTCACCTGGTATTGATTTAAATGGTAATACAACCTCTCTCCATTGATCAGGACCTATTGCATGTAAACATATACCATATATTTTAGCACCATCAATACAGCATATACCATCATGAGTTGTAAATACTACTTTAGGCTCTTCTCTCCATTTTTCTACATCAGACTTAAAATTGAAAGATTCATTAATACGTCTTAAATATGATTGGTATCTTCTTTCTTCTTCTTCTTCTAATATCATACCACTGATACCTAATATAGGTCCTGCTGATAAGGCTTTTTCTATCTCTTCTCTATCTTTATCTGTAATAGGTTGTGCTTTAAGTGAAAGAGAGATTTTCTCTTTGATAGGTTCTAATTCTTTGACAGTATTTGTTACATTCTCTATTAATCTATCAATAGTTACCTGTGGTACTGAGATTGAACCTTTTTCTTTATTTATTTGAAAGCTATCTACATATTTTTCTAATAAGATACCTAATTTTATTTGAAGATCTGTTCTCTCTTCTATTTCTTTAAACCATTCAGGGTTATTTTCAACAGACTCTACTGTATAGAATAATTGTAAATGACCTTCAGGTAATGGGTTTTCAAGCCAATACCCTTTTGATCTGGATATTGACCCAACTAATTTATCACTATACTTAAATATAGAACCTTCTTTAGCCTCTACTGTATCTTTTAATAATTTATACTTTTTGCTCATAATCACTTGTTTAAATTTAGATTGTAAAATTACGAAATTTATTTTAAATAATATATTATTATGTTCAATAAAAAAGCCTCCTTAAAAAAATAAAGAGGCTTTCCATTATAATGTTTAATTTTTATTTAACAGTTTCGCTGGTTGGATCCAAATCTGTAAAAGTTATTTTTTGCTGGTAACAGATAATGTTTTGGTAATGGTGTAGGTGATATAATTGGATATACCTTCAACATGATTTCAATACACAATCGATTTGGTGCAATGGCATAGGTTATATTACATTTTGTATTTTTATCATTAGATGTATTAAATATGAGGATATGACTCACATCTTCATCAAAGGATTCTAAAATGGTTATAAAATTTGCTTTTTCATTACTAATTAAGTATGGAGTAAAGGTTATACTATTACTAGTAAAATCAATAGCTTCATAATTAAAATCAGAAACAATAACTGCAGGTTGGTCAAATGAATTGATTGTCAATTCAACTCCTATAGCTTTCTTTACTCCAATGTCGTGGGAGAATACGTTACCAAAACAAGCGAATACGCCTATGATGATAAGGATTGATGTGATTTTTTTCATTTACTCTTCTTGCTTGTTAGCTTTTTTATTTAGACTGTAAATATAATAATAATTATTCAATCTCTTCAAATCTTATTCCCTGCTGTTTTGATAACCATGATATAATTTCCTGCATCCTGTCAAGTGCTCCATAGTCATTTGCAATGTTTAGATCTTTGCAACATCTATAGAAATCATCTTTATGTATCCAGAAGCTGGATAAGCCTAGTTTTTGATTTTCTAGTGATAACTGCACTCTTTCACCTTTTGGGTCAGAATTAGGATCAATTGATACATCAAGCTGTTTGTTCATTAGTTACTTTCTTGTCTAAGTAGTTGGTTATATCTTTAACAGTTTCGAATGCTAGATAATCATCTGATCCAATGTTTAAAAAATACTTTTCTTCTAAATCAACAATAAAGTTTATTAATTCTAAAGAATCGATATCTAAATCATCTTTTAATTTTGTTTCCGGTGTTATCACCTCTTTGTTAATAAAGCTTGCTTCTGATAGTAATAATACTACTGCATCTGTGTGTATTGATTGGTTCATTTTTTTTATTTATGTTTTTGTTTATATACTAATGATGTTTGAATGTATTTATGAAAGTATAGAGGTGAATCATTATATTGTCTGAATCTCTCCTTGTTTATATCATACACCTCTTTACTCCTGGACATGTATATTACACTTCCTATTAGGATGGTTAATATGATCACAGTTGCTAATATTGTTTTTAATCCTGTCTTAACGTAATAGTTCATTTTCTTGTTTTTATTTTTGTTCAATTGGTCCAAACCCTAATTCAACTCTTCTACCGTTTAGTGTTGATTCATATACTTTTGAATCTTGTATTCCAATCCATGAATTATGATCATCCTCACTTACCTCTGTGATATTTGTAACTGTTATAATTACATCATACCCATCTGACTTTTTAGAAGAGTCTTTTATTTTCTCTACTATTGATTTACTATTAGGATAACTTTCATTTGTAAATGAAGAGTTACCATTTAAAGGTTTTCCACAAGTTGTATGGCCTGTGTAGAATATTATAAAATATCTCATTATAGTTCGCTTAAATCTAAATCAGGTTGTTTGCCGGATAATTTAATCTCACTCATATCTACATCATTTGCAGCTGATAACATATCATTTTCATTTTGAAGATCCTCACTCTTTACCTTTACTATTTTCTTATCAAAATCCTTCATACTAAAAGGTTCATCTAATGATATTACTTTAGCTTCACCTGACTCTTCATTAATAATCTCAATAGCTTCACCATCTGGCACTTTAGATAATACATTTCTTTTTTGTAGGTTATATATCACCATTTGTAATAAAGCTTGTGTATGAAGACTTATGTGTTTATTTGTCTGTCTTGCTCTTGAACAAATACCTTTCCACTCCTTATCAGCTACTTTTAAAATATTTTGAAGCTGATCCGGTGTTGTATCTCTATCTATTACAGATAAAGTTGACATAACCATAGATTCAAGCTTACCATCATAGTAAGCTTTATCTGATGCAAACTTCTTTTTAAGAAATTCGTTTCTATTATTCATCTTATCAGCAATCCAGTCTGGTCTACCTTCTTTTATAAAGATGTTTTCATGTGTTGTTGTTTCTTCTACTCTATTCATGATTTCTTGTTTTTTTGTAAATGTACGAATTTATTTAACATAAATACAAATTATTTATTTATTTGATCAACTAATATTTTCTTTTTAATCTTTTCACCTTTCTTTCTAAATGATCCTGGACCATCTTTATCAGCTATATGTCTTCTGATTGTCCTCTCACCGATATCCAATAGACTTTCTGCATGTGATGGTATTCCATTTTTAAGGACCAGTGCAAGCTGTATTCGGTTTGATTGACTACTCAATAGCTTTATTACACAGTTAGGTATACTTGAGCACTGTTCTTTCTCTACTTCTATTAATGACTCATCAAATATGTCATATCCTAGGTAAGTTGTTTTTGTAGTCCCTGAAACTCTTATGATGTTTTCACCTGTGGACAATAATTGTGATGTATTATTTATCATACCTTTTTTATTTATTTATTAGAAATCTAATGCTGAAAACCAATTTTGTAACCATAACCATTTGTAGTTCCAGGTGCCTGTGACCATGAATTTTATAGGTAATGTTATAAATAATATTAGCCATACTATTAATCCAAATGGTAATGATAATCTAATCCAAAAAGGTTTATCTACACTTTCAGTAAGTACAAAACTTAAATTACTACCTCTTAAGTTGTCTACTAAATCATCAATATCCTCATTTTTTAATTTAGGAATCCATTTCTTTAATTCATAAGCAGTATTCCAGTAATCTTGTTTTTTAATCTTCCAAAATTTTGCCATTTGTTTTTATTTAAGTTAATAATTTAAACTTCATTTTATTTTATAATTAACAAATACCTCTATCACAATTCAAACAGCCGTTATCAAATGTCTTACTTCCACAAATTCTACAAAAACCTTTTCTTAAAATTTTCATTATGTTCTTCATGGTATTTTTTATTTTATATTGCCTGATGAAATTTCCCACCCATAAAGCTCTAATAGTACTACAACCTCTTTCATGTCCTTTTTAAAAGCATAACTATAAGCAGATGATATACTCATCCCTTTATATAAACATGATAGCAATAAACAGCCTCTTTTTGTTTTAAAGAATGTTTGGGAAATTAAATTTATTTTATCCTTAATTGGTAATGATTCCATTAAATAAGAAAATTGTTTTTTATCAACCTCTGTATTCTTAACTTGGTTGAATTTGGCTTTATTATGACTATTCATTATTTCGAAAAGTAATTACTTATCCAATCAAAAAACCCTAACATCTTTTCCTCTGTGAAGAACATGTACTCATTTTTTTCTAAACAGAAAACAATCTCCTTAGTCTCAACTCTACTCACCTTTATTCTATCTGAAGATCCAAATGTACCAGGTGTGTATTCTATAACTCTGAAAATATGAACTTTAAACGGTTTAATATTATCGTTTATATCTAAAAATTTTGTTATAACCACCTTTTGGTCTACTCTAGGGCAGATCCAATTATGAGACCAGTCATGATCACCTATCCATGTTATATCTAAAATCTGCTCATTAACGACACCTATACCACTTCTATAGTCATGCATTACCCAACTATCATGAGTATGCCAGGCATCTATCTGGTGTTTTTTTAAGAACACTTCAAATAGTTCTTGTGATTTACGAAATATACCCATTGAATGGCTGTATTCATTCATAAATGAATCACCTTGCTGACTGTTTGATTTAAATGTTATACTCATAATGAAAACTGTATTAATAGTTTTACTTTATCAACTTCTTTTTTCCACACTTCTTGACCCACCTCTTTACCCACAGAACCTATATGGCCTAAATAATTAGTATTAATAGAAAATGACTCATTAGGGTGGAATTGTATTTTTTCACCAACATACTCATTTGAGTTGATGATTTCTCTTATGTGTATTAACATAGTTTCTTTCTTATTGAAATAATCATGTTTAAGGAAGTATTTACCTAGATATTTATTAATGACTTTAGGTAGTAATAATTTATCCTCAACTCCTCTTTTCTCTACTCTTAATTTTTCTATACTCTCCTGGTGGTCATAGATCAACTTATCTATTTCTTTTATTTTTGAATTACTCATAATTCTTATTTTTTATAAAGGTATGGAATTTATGTTACATAAACAACATTTATTTATCTTCAGCTGGTTCTATTGGTTTTAATATAATTAAAGTCCTCTTCACTAAGGTGAGTAATCGCTTGTAATCCTCCTCTGGTAGACGGGACCAGTCATACCCCAGTTTATTTAACATACTTTTGTTAATTTCTTCTAAAAGACCTCTATCAACCTTCTCACTATCATGAAGACCAATAAGTCTCTCCTTTCTCTCTAAGGCTTTTAACGCCCACTTCGAATACCCATTCTCCCTAAACCATTTGAAGATAGATTCATACCTATCTAAGTGAGTCCTAAGTGTTTCCTCTACAATACCTTTAGATCTCTCCCTAATATCTCTAATAACTTCCGTTAAATAAAGCCCTACGGTAATAGATTTTAAATTATATTCCCTAGCTACGGTCATTAGTATCTCTGGTTGTGGGTATCCTTGTAACTTCATTGTAAGTAATCTATGTTTTGCATCTAAATGGAGGAAGGTTGAACTATCTCCAGTCTTTTGACTACCTCTACCTGTTGTTGGTTTGTTTATTGATTCTTTTGTTTCTTCTGATAGCTTATGTTTTACGGGATGTCTACTTCTACCTTCTTCCTCTTTCACCTTTGGTGTATCCATAGCTGCCATAATGTGTTCCATTACTTTAGACCTATGTCTCTCTCTTATCTCTTCTTCGTCTTGGGAGTGGTATATTTCTAATATTTGACCTTCTTGTTTCTTATAGAATTCCCATTGGTTATTCTCTTCCACCCATATAGGATCAGTCCATTCAAGCCAATTACCTTCTTTTTTAGGTTGACTGTCTTTAGTTTTTACTTCTTTCTTTATTTTAACTGGTAACAATGAAGGTTTTTCAATTAAAGCTCTTTTCCCTGCTTCTGTCAATGAGAATAGTTCTTTTTTCTTATCAATAGTAATGGTCACTAATAATTTCTTAATTAGTGACTGGGTATTCATTACTAAGGTTGATGAGGCAAACCTTTTGTGTTTCTTTCTTAATAAGGTTAATAGGTCGTTAAATGAGATTGGTTTGTTTATCTCTTCTAATTGTTCTAATATGTTGTATTGGTTATCTGTTAGTTTCATTTTCTTTTATTTCCACCTTACTACCATCTATAAGTGATATAGAGCTATCAGTGGTGTTATAATGATTTGTTAACGGCTCATACTGTTTTTCTCTTTTTGAGGTCCAGGTGAGGATAGGTATTGATATTATACCCATTATTAATGCTATTGGCCATATCTCAGATATGATTGCTATTATGTAGTATATCTCTTTCATTTTTATATTACTTATTAAAAATTAACTATTCTCTGTACTTCTATCAATTGTGATATTTCATTTGCACTTATAGGTATACCTGGTGTTGCTATAACAATAATTGTTACTTCTTTCCCATTACTAATCATTTCTCTCCTCATTGGAGAGTTTGATATTGGCATTTCTGAAACTCCTAATCGGGTAATACTTGTTATAATATTTTTTTCTTTTATCCCTTGTTTAATAAGGTTAGTGTAATATTTTAATGCTATTGCTCCTTCTTTACTCTCCTTAGCTTTTTTATAAGCTATCTTCTTTGCCTTTTTCATTATTCTTTTATTAATGTACCGTTAAACGTTAGGTATTCTAAATAAC